AGGGGGGATTATTAATCTATCAGTCACCCGATAAATTACCATTCAATATAATCAACTGTTAGACAGTTAAAGATACCTATACATGAGGTTGTGATTTTTACGAGTACCATTCTGCTCTTAATCTATTATTATTACATTTTTAACTTTCAATTTTTATATAAATCATAACCTAAAAACAACTAAAAAGGTAGTTTATTTCTTCTAAAAAAATAAAAAAAAAATAGTTAATTTTTTTACAAGGTTTTGTTCCTTGTCATGTTATTAATCTATCAGTCACCCGATAAATTACCATTCAATATAATCAACTGTTAGACAGTTAAAGATACCTATACATGAGGTTGTGATTTTTACGAGTACCATTCTGCTCTTAATCTATTATTATTACATTTTTAACTTTCAATTTTTATATAAAGCATAACCTAAAATAACCAAATATTTATTTCTCATAAAAAACTAAATAATGGTTAAAGTTAGCCTAATAGTCAGGGTAGTATTAATTATTATATTATTATATATTATTTTTCAAGCATTATTTAATTGGTATTTATCGAATCAATCTCCATTAATTGAAAAATTTAGTAATATTAATGATAATGATAATGATAAAACTGATATGAAATGTAAAAATGAAATATTATCAGAAATACCATTACCAACTATACAAGTGTATTCTAACTGTGAAGATAAAATTAATAAAATAGAAAAAATACCTATGATTATACATCAAATAGAAGTCAGTAAATGTATGAATGGATTTGATTCATGGAGAAAAGATTATCTTAAACAATATCATGAATTTGAATATATTTTATGGAATAAAGAAAAAATAGATAATGATTTAGAATGGTCTGAAGAATTAAGAAATATTTATAATATGGAAAAAGATGAAAAGGGAAAAACAGATATAGTTAGATTAATGATCTTACAAAAATACGGAGGTATATTTATTGATTCTGATATCATATGGAATACACAATCACCTAAATCATTAGAGGATTTAATAAATTTATCAAATAAGAATGGTCAAAATTTGTTTATTGGAAAAGAACCAAATCAAAATTGGGTCTCAAATAGTGTTATAGGTTCTATCAAAAATCATCCTGCATTAAATTATTTACTTAATAAATTAGAAGACATTGGTTCTAGTATGACAAAGTATATGGAAATAAGAGAAAAAACACCTTTATATGTTGTTCTAGGTAGTCAATTTGTTAATAAAATCGTAACTGAAGGGTTTAATGTGACTGTTATGCAAGAAGTCATATTTTATCCTAGAACATGGACATCCAAAACTCAATGTGACCAAAAATTACTTGAAGATGTACCTGAAAATTCTTACATGATTAGTATGTTTTATTCAAAACATTGGTAATGTTGCTTGTTCTAGGTTCTAATTTCTAATTTCTAATGTTTTTACATAATTTATAATTGATTTATTCATAAAATAATTAAGTGGTCTTTGCATATTCATTATATCTTTTGTAGAATATGGTTCTAATTCTTTATAAACACTATTAACTAAAATAATAAAGGGTTGTGTTGGACGTATTAATGTTTTATAATTTTCATATGGTTTATTAATAAATTCTTCCACACATTTATCCCAATTAACTGGATACATTGCATCTAGACCATTAAATATTACATAATCATAATAATATTCGGGATATTCTACTTTAATTTTTTCTAAAACATAACTACCAATTTCTGTCCAATTAATTGTATTTTGTTTGGAATTTAAAACAGTAATAATCTTTTTTTTCCATAATTGCATAAGTAATGTGTTTGGACGACTACCAAATACTCCATTTGATAATTTATCATTATTTTCTTTAATAAAAAATCCATCTTGCTTATTTAAAATATTAAACATACTATGCATATCATTCATTACTAAAGTATCTAAATCCATCCAAATACCACCATAATCACATATTACAGATACTCTAACAAAATCTGCTTGATGTGCTGGTTGTAATTTGTAAAAACAATCTGGTAAATATTTAATATAATTATGAATATTATTTTTATTAATTAAATGAACTTTATATGATCTACCATTTTTTGAATGTAAATAAATAAATTTTTTTAAAATTTTTATTAATTTATATTCCTTTCCAACCCAATATAAATATATATTATTATACATATTTATTTATTCTTTAATAAATATAATATAAAAAAATATCATAAAAATGGAATTTACCTAGAATATTATAATTAATATAAAATTATTAATCAATATTTATTTGTAGAAATGAAAACAAATAAAACTATATTAAATGAATTAAATAAACAACATAAATTAAATGAATATCTTGTAGAAAAAAATCATGGTATAATTCTTCTGATATCATCATTTTCATTTGGATTAAATAGTATTTATGGATATTACAATTATTTATATCACAATATGGAATTCAATGAAATCATATTTGCAAATACAATTTTATTTTTGACAAGTATTAATTATTGGAGAAATCCTATATATGGATTAAGAAGAAATATTGATATATCAGTTGCCGTTATTAATTTTTGTTATAATCATACTGTTATATCAGATTGTTGTTATTCATGGGTTTATTATATAGGAATGACAGGTGTTGCTGGTTTTTATGGATTAAGTTGGCTTTGTCATAATATGAATCGCAATTTATCATGTTTCTTTCACTTTATGGTTCATACATCAGTAAATATAGCTAATTTAGCAGTTTTTTCTGGTTTAATAAATACATCATATGATAATGGTTATCAAAATATATTATGCATATAATAAAATTACTTTATTACATTATCAGTTTATTAACACCAAGACCATTTAATTCGAGTAATTTAGAATATCTTTCTCTTTCTGTTTGGTCATTAGAAAAAACAAAGTCGGGTGATTTCAAATCAGGATAAATATCTTTATTTTTTTGAATATCACAACATTTATTACATTCAATACCTGAACATTCACGATTTTGGACACTAACAGTCCCATCAGTATTTATAATTTCTGTTTTTAAAGTACAATTATAACATAATGGTTTTTCTTTATCATAATGTTTAAAACCAATTTTATTCATTCCAACTGGTAATTGACAAACACCTTCAACACACCCTCCAAAATTATTAGGGTAATTTTTATTTGCTTGAAAGTATGGACACTCTTCATTTTTAATACACATTTTATCCCAAACACCTGTTTTATTTAATTTAGGATCAAATGATAAACATGAATTTGAATTTTTAGAATCTGGATAGGATTCATCAAATGGTTTAAAACATTTACGATCTCCATGCAAATCAAAATCTCTAGTAAAAATATCATATGTAGTAGATTTAGTATTTTTATTTCTAAATTCATAATCTTTCATTTTATTATAAGTATCATCTTGTTCTAGGATAGTGTTTTTTTCATCTAATGAAAAATAATTCATTTTGGGGTTCATATTACTATTGAAATAATCCAATTTCTTAAAGGATAATTCAGATTGTGGTATAACTCCAATAACAAATGCTTTAGAAATCCAAATCTGTGTCTTTTCAGCTCTATAATACATTTCTAGATACAATGCATACCCTGCATTTTTATTTGTTCTAAATATTTCAACTTCAAAAACATAATAGTACATATTAAGAGTATTATTGTATTGGATTCTAATAAGTTGATAATCTGATATGAAAAAATTAGTCCATTGATGCATTGTCATATTATAATTACTTTTACGAGCTTCAACATTAAATTTTAAAATAAAATAATACAGTAAGATTTGAAGTATTTTTTTATGATCTAACAACATATTTTTAATATCCAACCGATTTGTGCCATATGAACTAAGTGATCTAGAAACAAAATAACTAGCCGTAATTGGTTCTCTACCAGGTGATGGAGTTAAAGTAGGTAAATTACTATATGCCTTTTCTGTATCTTTATTCATGTTAATAATTTTTTCTTCTTCTCTTAATTGTCGTTCTTGTTCTTCACGTTTTGATAAATGTTCATCCAAAAATGTTTTTTGGGTTGATGAGAAGAGTTTTTCATCTGTTATTAATTTCTTTTGGGTATCTTTGTATAATGTTTCCATTGGTAATTCAGCAATTTTATACAATTTTTGTTCATATTTAAAATATTCAATCATTGTTACTATTTTTTTAGTGACATCCATAATTTCAAAAGTTGATAATTCTTTTTTAATTGTACTATATGTATCATTAACTCTTTGACTTGTAACTGGATGAGGGTTATATATATCTTGTCTTCTAGTTATAATATCTTGATATTGATTATATCCTTGTGGTAGATTACGATATATTGTATTATTATTATCCATCAATATTCTATTTTATCTATTACCTTAATATGATACTTTTTTTAAACTAAAATAATTATTTTATATGATTTTAATTATTTTATCATTTTATTATAAATACAAAAAATGTCATCATCACCATTATCAAGATCAAGACCAGGAGCTTTAAGAAGAGAATCAAGAGCAGCTGAATCCACAAGAGAAACTTTAGAAGCAGTAAGAGAGAGAGTACGTAGCGCACGTTTTAATGCACAATCTAACGCTGCAAGTAAAATGGTAAATAGTCATTCAGCAGCATACGCGAACAATCCAGATATTGAATATGATAACGCTAATGTTCATGGAGATCATGGAGACCCACATAGAGTTAATAATATATATACTATTCGCCATGCTAATTTAAGCAACTTAGGTGGTCCTACTAATCGTAGCACTAAAAAAAAATCAAATGGAACAGAATATGCTACTATTGTTTCTCATGTACCAAAAGGTTTTGCTGATAGAGGTAGAAAAGGTGCAATAAGAGGACACCCAAAAAAACCAGAAGGTGGTGCTAGAAAGAAAACTCGTAAGAACAAAAAAGAATCTAGAAAATCTAGAAAGCTTAGAAAATCAAGAAAATAATTTAACTTTCTATTTTTAAAATTAAAATTTAAAACTCTAAATAACTATCTATCTATCTAGAAATCTTCAATATCATCATCTTCACCAGCGACATATGAATATTCATCATCTTCAATTTCATAGTCGAGAAGTTTTTGACGTTTTTTCTCTTCAATCACATGACCATCAACATCATCCATGTTATTTAATTCTTCAATTAATTCCATATCACGATCAAATGCAGGAACATCTTCACCTGCTGCAATTTCCTTTTCTAAGATATCAGCATAATCTTCATAATCAATTAAACCTAAACGTTTTTGGTCAGCTAGAACCCTTCTTAAATCTTTACGACCATCGTCAGCAAGAATCTTAATAAGGTTCAAATTCTTTCTGTTACGTTCTTCTAATTTACGACTTTCTACTGTTGACATATAAGTTTTAGTTAATTGACTAAAATCTTCTTCTTCTTTCATAATTTTATCAATAATTTGGCTAATGTATAATAGAATTATTTTTTGGTCTGAAAATACTTTTAAGTTAAAAAGTTGCATATTAGGATCTTTTTCATCCATTGTTAAATCAACATCTTCCATGTCAGCCTTAATAATCAATTGCATTTGTTTAGATTTCTTTTTCTCTGGTTGCAAGCTAATCATTTTATTTAAAATGACAAACATAACATATTTAAGCAAACTATTTGCATTTTGATATGTAAAATATGAATGCATACTACCTTTGAATAAATCAATATCTTGTGTCATAGTGTTAAATAATGTGAAGACACGTTTAAATAATCCTTGATATTCACGATAATTAACAAGATATTTCCATTGAGGATTCATATCAAAACTACGATACTTATCAAATGCATTATTTTTAATAATTGCAAGGGAAGAACGAAAGAAATCAAACATATAATGTTTAAGGTTCTTTTCTATTCTTAAATAACGTTTTGTATTAATTTCTTCAAAACTACCTTGATTTTCGGTATTATTTACTTCTTCTTGATAGATTTTAGCATAATCACCCATTCTAAATAATTTTTGTTTAAGATCAGGATCTTTTCTGATACTAGAAATACTTGAAACAAACTTATCAATTTCCATATCAATTGCTTGATCTAATTTGCTCCAATGTTTTTCAATATCATATTCAATTGATTCTTTAGGTTTCGATTTCTTACTTTTGTCTTTCTTTCCTGTTTCCTTCTCATCCATTTCTTCAATTTCCATTTTCATCTCCTTTTCATTATTTATTAATTTCTTTAGAGTTGTTAAAAATTCATGAATAAAATCGGTTTTCTCAATACCATTATTTTTGTTTAAATAATTTTCAATATTGAGGGTAAGAATTCTCTTATAACCTAAATCAACTGCTTTTTCAATTTCTATTTTACCTTTATGTTGAATATTTAAAATAAGTTCTTGATAATCCCCATCATTATGTTCAATATTTAAGATTTCAGATTTTGTTTGACCAGATAAAATACAAACATCAAATGAATTATAAATTCTGTGCGAACCTATATTCACACCAGATTCAACATACATTTGAAATAATTTATCCATAAATTCTTGTTTAATTTCAAAAGGTTGATTTGTATGATAATATGGATCAATCTGATAATATGAATCAACTTTCATATAAGAAGGAGGAAGGGCAATATGTCCAATACGTTTATCAATTTTATATTTTACGTAATCTAAATCAGAAAGAGTCTTAATTAAATCACGCATTTGTGATTCTTTTGAAAATATAAAGTCATAATAAGATGATGGTATATTTTCTTTAATTTGTGACATACAGCATGAATTACCAAGTTTAATAACTTTTGAAAAAGTAACTGAAGGATTTTCTTTGGAGATAATAGTTTGTACATTATCAAAAATCTTACTACTATAATAACTTAGATTGGCACGCATATCAGCCATGAATACATCAAACTTATTAACTAAAACTTTACTAACACTCATAGGATTAATAATATGTTGAGGTACAACTGATGCATCTAGAACTCCCATACAAGGACGGTAACCAATCCAGAAATTAGTATAATTCTTAGCAAAAGGATCTTCATAAGCAATGTCTTTAACTTTTCTCTCAATTGCTTGATTATATCTAATCATAATGTTTTGATTTTGTGCCATTAATTTTAGACGACCAATAAATCTATTTTCAAGATTTTGTTCTTTGGCTAGAAAATTAAATTCTGGTAAGCCTCCCATTTTTTGAAGAAGACATGAAAAATATCTTACAGTTGTAAGGTCATCAAATGAACCAAGTGGATAACCACCTAAATGACCTTTACATATATCACTACTTATCGAGTAAGTCATTTCAGATGTTTGTAATGTTATTAAAAATCTAGAAGTAATATCACAAACAGCAAATCTGTAAAAGAATTGTGTGGCTTGATATTCAATTAATTGAGGATTTTGAAGATGTTGAGCACCTGCACTCTTACGGAGATATTCTTTAAAATATTCTCTTGATAAGAAAGGTTGTGATTTAATAAAACTAATGATATCTTCTTCATCAAATGTCATTAATTTTACTCTGGTTAGTGATTTAAGAGTTTGAAGAGTATTTAAAAATAATTTCATATCCTTTGATTCTTCGTCATTTTTACTGTCGGCTTCATCTAAAAGTTCATCCATGATATTCTTGCGAACCTCTCTTCTTTCTGCATCTTGGTCAATCAATTCACGAGTTACCATTTTAGCATCACCAGCACCAGCTTTCTTAACAAACCCATCCATATCAATTTCATCACTTGCAACTAAAAATTCACCACAAACTTTACAATTATAATTTTGATCCACTTCAATACCATAAACATCCTTTAATAAGTTTTCATCTAATTCACCAGTTTTTTGAATAATACTATGGGCAAATAAAAAATGATTACAAATTAGTTTTTGATGACATATTCTACAATAAGTATAATTAAAATCAATAGTTGGATTAATAATATCAATGCGACCATATTCTTTTAGTGCTTCTTCTAGGTCTGCAACCGGTTGTTCTGTGTTACTCATTAATATATCTTTTAAGAAAACGGGGTCGTGATCTCTAAATTTTTGAAGAACCATATCAGATAGAGCATATTTTTCTTTAGGTGTAATATGTTTCATTTTCATAAAATAATTAAGTACCTGAAAATGAGGACAATCCTTAATTTTTAATTTAGCCTTCTTAACATCGTCAATAATTTGACGATATGCTGTCAGACGTCCTTCTCGTTCTAATTTTTCTAAATTAGTTTGTGAAGTAAGAAATGCTTTGGTTTTAGAGATGTCTTTATCAATTGTACGTTTTTTAAATTCAATCTTATTGATTTCTTCTAATTCAGATTCAAGAACAGCAATGAATTTACGGAGATTTTTAATTTCGCGAAAAATACGGTCAATATGTGCAGGATAACACTTCATATCATCTTTTTGTACTTGACAAGTGTCGCCATTCATTAAATCCTTAAGATTATCAAAAGCGGGTGTCTGACAATCTTTCTTAACTAGTTCTTCTAGTTGTTCAACCTTGAGTTTGCTAATTTCCCAAGAATGGGTTTTATTTGGTAATTCATGACGAATATAGACTTTATTTGATTCTCTTACAATACAATATTGACCTACCTTAATTGTCATATCACCAACATTCGATTTGGCAATGATGTAGTTATCCTTCTCCATGTCACGCGTGGTTTGATATATTTTAGCAACTTGATACTGTGGAGTATCACGACATTCACTTTTGGCTTTTTCATCATAATATGAGGACATTTTAAGTTCAGATTTGTATCTACCTTCTAAAATTTCAAGTTCTTGTTTCTTTTTTGCTAAACTTCTATCAATCTCACCACGATTGATATTTTTTTCATCTTCAATTGTTTGATTTTTAATCAATAAAAGTTCTAAAAGCTTACCGTGATCATTCTTTTGGACAGCCCATGCTAATCTGCTTGTATCTGAATCAACTGATTTATTTAATGCAGGATATGATTCATAATAATTTTCGAGGTTTTCTAGCATTGTTTTATCAATTAATGGAAAGTTTCTAGCACTTGATTTGAGTTGAGGTGATTCATGTTGTAAATACTTCATATAATCAACCCAGCGTTTAGACAGATGATATGATTGACCTTCAATTTGTTCCTCTAACATATCCGATAAAAGTTTCCAATCTTCAATATTTAAGTATCTCAGATTATAACCATAACTTTCAATGATTGTTTCTAATTGTGACCAATTTTCACTTTCTTTTAATTCTTTTGCGTGTTGACGACATATTTCTTTAAAATCAGGGATAAGTTTATCTAAATATTCTTTGGGATCGATCATTGAATTGTTTTCAGGTAAGTAATAAAAGGTTGGTTTGTCACGACTTTTTAATATTTCATTCATTTCATCTTCTAGGTTGATTGTTTTCTCTTCAATCCCGGTTGTTGATTGATACATATCATATAATCCAGAAAGTGAATCATAATAAATTTGATGAGGGTTCATTGCGTGTTTTAAAGGTAAAGCTAAATAACCTATGATATTGAAGCGTTCTCCGTCTTGAATTTTTTTGAGGTTAGGAACATTATTAAGTGTTGATTCCATTGATTCTTCATGTATCCATTCTTTTTCAACATCTTCAATCATAATCATTTCGTCTTCTTCTCTATCAATATCATCATCGGTTTTTTCTTTGAATTTTTCAACATAATAAATTAAAGGTGTTTTGAGGTTGTAACCTTCTATCTCAGATTCCTGAAAGTCAATACCTTGATTTTTGAATGGTGATTTATTAAATCTGACTACTAATCCGGTGTAATCGGAAAAAGGTAAATCAGTAAGAGGTATTTTATCAGTATTATGACCAATAACACCAATCATTTTAGAATCATCATTAACCTTGTATGGTTTAAGCATTTCATTAATTGCCTTTTCTAGTTGAAAATAGGTGATTGATGATATTTTATTAGAGTCTTTTTGTTGAATTAAGTTGGATAAATCATTAATAACTTGTTGGTGATTTTTATTTAAAATATTACTATTCTGGGTGTAGTGTTCATATTGATATTCACTGACTTCATTGCGAAAATATAATTTCTTTCTATCTAGAACAACTGGTATTAAAAATTTGTTACGATAATCGTTTTTGAGATAAGAATCTAGAAATGGTTTTTTACCTTGATTATAAATAGCAACATCTTCATTTTCAAGTTCAATGTTCTGTTTTTTTAAAGAAACAAACTCATCTTTTAAATCAACGATTCTATTATTAATTTTATGAACTTGATTGATTAGAAAACTATTTTTACGAAGTTGTTTATTAGGAATATACTTTTCTAGTAAATATTTGAAGAATTCACTTTTTTGAATAGTTGGTTCATAGATTTTTTTCTCATCTGGAATTGGAACTTTTTTAGAACGATATACAACCTTTGATAATTCAACTGGTTCATCTTCGATATCAAATTCAGTTTCTTCTAATTCATAATCGCTATCTTCTGTTTTAGATTTAATATCATCTGAGTCATAATCAACTTCTTCTAATCTAGATCCAAGACCAGTTAATTCTTCTTCTTCTAGAGAACCAAAATCAAGACTATTGAGGCTAAAATCTGAATCAGTTTTAGTTTTAGATTTAGCATTTGATCCACCCCCACTTAATTTAGTTAAATTAATCTCTTCCATATCTAAATTATTCTCATATGTATCATCATCTTCTATATGATATGAAATTGGAAGTGCTTTTGTTTCAGGAAGGATAAAAACATTAGGTTTTGTGTGAGTTTGGGGAGCAATAATAGTCATCATATCATCATCCACATCATCCTCCATATCCGGAATAACAATTCTTTGAGCACCCATATCCATACCATCCATAGAATCATTTATATTTACAAGAATTTTTATTTCATCTGAACCTGGAAAATATGATCCTTTTTTCTTTTTATCGAGTGAATTAATTTCTAATGTATCTGAATTAATTTCATAAATATTACCATTATAATCCATTATTTGAGATAGAAAACTAGATGATTTATCCATATCATTTTTAAGTTTCATTTTAAGTTGTTCCTGAATAGTAAGACTAGGTGTCATTTTTTTAGGTAAAATTGACATTTCTTTAATACCTGCTAATGTTTTATCTTGTGGAGGGTGCTTGTAAAATAATGTATAATATTTATTAGATTCTGAGCTAGCCCCTCTTTTTAATGTTCTAATACCATTTGGAAAAAAATCAATAACATCTAAGACATTATTATCTAAAAAAGAAACAGTTGAATTAGGATAACATTTGATTTTAATCTGATTACCAATATTTAATAACTGTGATTCTTCAAGATTATCAACTTCGGTAACATGATTTGATTTATCTTGTAATTGTGGAATACCATTTGGATATGAAATAGTCATAATCTTTTTTAAAACTTTCACTTCATCCATATTACCTTTATGCATATGATAGTATTTTAATAATCCTTTTTTTAAATCTAAGAATTCAGGTTGATTAATGTATTTACTCGGATCAATGTTATATGAAGCCTTAGTTAAATCAACCTGATAAAAAATGGGATCTCCATTTTGTCCAATATTAAAACAAATTATATTTTTACTAGTTGAATCAATGTCAATAATAACCCCTGAAGTATTTTTATCATTATCGATCACACTTATTATATAGCCAACTTTTAATGAATTCATCTTAAATATTTGTAAGTAATTGAGAAAATAAATTAATGATTTGTCTTTATTATTTCTTTAGAAAATTATATATCTTATACCGTTTAAGATGTATTGAAATGAAAATAGAAAAATGAATGAATTAATTCATTAATGAATGAATGAATAAATATAAAAATAAATAAAAAATCTATTCTAATTTTTATTTTAGAATAATTTTATAATTTTTGTTTTGGTTTAATTTTTAAAAACACTAACTATCAAACTATTTATTGGGTTGTCGCTGTAACAAGACGGGGCTTGCAGACATGCTTAACTTTTGGAATAGTTGGAATAGGGTTTTCCGTAAGATATGAATCCCAATACGAAAGAACATTACCAAGTTCAACTGCCGTAAGATTCTTAAAGTAGTTTTCAACCACAATAGGTTTCACTTGACGACGAGTTTCACGACTGATGCCGCTCTCCATGTATTGCTTGTGAATGTTCCAGACTGCCGTTTGAAGAGGTCGAGGAATTTCAGAAAAGATAATCTTTTGACCAACTGGACGAGTGTGATGAGCAATGTAATAAGAATGTGCTTCAGTGATCATCTTACGATAAATCTCAGAAAAGTGATGAAACTCAGTCATCTTTTCAGGGAAGATTTCAAGAAATTCATGAACTGTCTGTTTACGAAGGTTTTCCGCAAAAATGTCAATCATCTTAGTGTGGTTTCCAAGAAGACCTTGAGCCCGAAGGAATTCAGGGTTGCGAATCTTAGAACGTTCATTTTGGAAACGAAGTACAAGACCTTGTTCTTGGGAAGGTTGAGTCTTAATAAATTCATCAATTGCTTCCCACGAACCAAACGTATGATACTTAGGATACTTGATCTTCCAACCAGCTGAGTTTGTAAATGTCTCAACATCTTCCAGAGGAACAATGCCATGATCATGATCACGATCACGAACTTCAACAATAACAAGACTGGGTTCAGCATAACGGGTAACATCAAAATAATCAGGGTGCATCAAGACAAACGAAAACGTATGATTCTTTTGAAAACCACTCGTAAATTCAGCGAATGTAAGACCCGTAGTTTTCAGAAGTGCTTCTTCAAAGAAGACACGAAAAGATTTGGTAGAACGAAAACTGTTGTTTGCACCAACATAGCTACGAGTAGCCATTTGCCAGCAATCCTTTGAAGGATGGTAGTAAACATTAATCATTGGACCAAGTGGAAAATCTTCAACAGTAACACCTTCCATTGTAGAATGGCGTGTCTTAAAATCTTCATACTCAAAAGACTTGTTTGGTGCAATCATCAGAGTAGCATGCGTCTTTTGGTCAAAGATAATACTACGACTATGACGAACAACAGGATCATCAAGATTAGCTGTTGCCTTGTCACCCTTAAAGCGAGCAATAATAGTTTCGTATTCATCGTTTGAAAAGAGATTAATAGACTTACTACGAAGCCCATTGCGAGCAAACTCAAAGAAAGTCATAGGAAGTTGTCCTTCAGTTACCGGGGTAAAAGAAGTAAGGTAAGTTTGAAAAGAAGATTCAAAAGTGGTAAGAAAGTTCATTTTAATAATTGAAAGTGGAGGGAGATAATTAATATGAATTATTATATCCAAAGTAATCTAATATTCTTTTTATTAATTATTTCAATTTTATTTTTATTTAATTAAACTAAAAATACTAAAAATTAAAGCCATACTAGTAAGATTGCTAATATAAAAGCACCAAGATATATAAAATAACCTGCTCCCGCTAGAACACCTCCAACTATTTTTAATGTAGAATCTTGACATTTATTTTTTTCTTTACATTGTTGATTATTAATTCTTGATAAAAATTTTGATAATAACCCAACTTGTATTAAACATGCAATCGAAATTAAAATATTAAAGACTGTTCCGACTAGAGGGATGCTAGATAAACCACGATTTAAATTAATAAAAATATTAATTAAACCTAACCCAGCAGCGACTAATGAAAACCATGTTACATAATCAAGTGGTTGAACTAAACCTAAAACTTTATCATTTGCACATTCGCATTCATTTTGAACTTTTAATTTTAAATATAGGAAAATAACCAAGTTTACAATGATAAATAGAATAAAAAATATAGTATGTGCAATATCTCTAAATTTCATTTTAACAATTTACAATATTATTAGATAATTTATTGATTTCATTTTAAGTTTAGTTTCATTTTTTACTACTTTTCTTAGAAATCTTTGATTTGTAAATGTTATTATTTTGTAGTTCAGTCTTTAAATCCTTCGCAATCTTAACAATTCGTGAGCATGTATCAATTACAAATCCACGAATAGTACCCCAATCATTATTAGAATCCTTTTTGGGATTAATATAAATCATAACACTTTTTTTAAGAGGATGAGAACGATTAAATCCAACCGCACTCATTTGAGGGTTTTCTTCAACATAATATTTACGAAGATGAGATGAAATCAGATTACCCATAGTTTCATTTTCATTGTATAGAGTAATACAATATGCACGGTCCATACCATTATAACCATTGGTTACTTCTAATTGACCATCAACTGGAGTTTCTAATAACTCGGTAAATGTATTTAATTTAGAAATCATAATATCAAGACCTTTATCAAGTAAGATAACAGGCGAATGAATTCCAATTGATTCAATTAACATATCAAACCAATAAGGATCTTCATCAACATTTTGATAATAACATCTTTCAGCTTCTAAGATATCAAATTTACGTTTCATTTCTTCTTCAGTTTTTTTAAATCCTTCATCAAGATAATCAGGATCATACTCTTTAAGAATTTTATTAATACGTTGATATTCTGATTGTTGGTCTTTAATATATTTTTGAAATTTACGTTGATAATGCTCTGGATCAATCTTAAAACTATGTGCAACTGCTGAAACTTGACTAAACGAAGCATTAACTAGAGAGGTTGATATCATAGCCTTGCATTCAGAATGAAACGCAGGTTGATCCGCAGTTTTATCTTCCCAAGGAATAATTTTAGTAATTGGGATAAAATCACCAGTCAGAGGATCAGCCGGAAAAATCTTTCGGGTTTGGTCTTTTGTAAGATGTTGATTATCAGATAATTTAATTACTTGAATATCTTCTGATGTAACTTCCATGTAATCTTTTGAAGCATTTTGTTTATTAATTACAAATGAATAATCTGCTGGGTCAAAAGTATCAGCATTTAAATGAATTGGAATACATCCCATTCGGTGACTAATAAATTCATTCTCAAATGGAGTATTATTTTTATAAATTTTAATTTGTGAAGTCTCAATTGGACGAACATTAAACCCAACTGATGGAATGTTGCTAAGAATAATTCTTTCAAGACTATTAACAAAACCAAGTTCAAGATTTTTTAATTCAAATGTTAAATGTTCTTGACTTACATCCCAAGTATCTTGATACGGAAAACGTAAGTTAAGTAATTTGGCTTCAGACTTTTCTGTCATAATAATCGTAATCTTTAATTACTTAAAGATAAAATATTATCTTATTTCAATTTTTATTTAATACAGTATTCGTATGATTTCGTTTAAAATTGTTCTCTCTTAATATAAAAATAAAATAAATTAAAAATAGTCATTTAATGAGCCAAAATATTCTATTTTTTAGTCAAAATTGTCAATATTCAAAAAAATTAATTGCAAAAATTATTAATACACCCCTTTATGGTAGTCTTCAAAAAGTCTGTGTGGATGATCCCCAAACTCGTACAAAATTACCTAAATGGGTTAATTGTGTTCCAATGATTTATTTAGCTCAAAATAATACTTCATTCCAAAATCCTTTAAGAGACCCCGAAATATGGATGTGGATCGAAAATCAAATCTCACAAACCCAAGTTAAACAACAACCCCCACAACAGCAATTCCAACAACAACAACAAAATATGAATCAAAATCCACCACCATCTAACCAACAAAATCAACAACCCCAATCTATAGGAGGAGACTCAATGGGTTTTGAACCATTTAATTCACTCGAAATGAAAGGTGGTATTGCTTCAGATAATTATTCAATGTTTTCAACAAATGATGATACAATGTTTTTACATAGTTATGAAACAATTGGTGGAGGAAAAGGTCCAAATCAACCACCTCCCCAACCACCTTCAGGTCAATATCAAACCCCTTCAGGAACATTAGGTGGTGGTGGTGGTAATGGTTTTAATCAAAATCAATCAGATTCTAGATCATCTCAAAAACAAGAAAAATTTGAACAAGAACTAGCAATGAAAAGAGCACTTAGAGACCAAGATGCCACAGCTCCTCAACAAAAAAAAATGGATGGTGTTCCACAAAACTTTAATCAAATGTGGGAACAACAACAAGGGAGACAATAATATTGAATGTTTAATTATAATTATTTCATTATTTCATTATTTCATTATTTCATTATTTCATTATTTCATTATTTCATTGTAGATAATAGATATGTCATTGATAATTTAGTTAAAACATTAAGATAATCCCAAATTACTTTTTTATTTTCAACAGGCATCTCACCCCAATAGTTTTTAATATTATCAAATAGTCTAAAAGCCTCTGATTGACTATTTTTATCACTTGTTTCATTTGATACAATCATATCAAAATTGTTAAAAAAGAAATCTGAATCACGCTCTTGAATCTGTTTGACATGTTTCTGTACAACAAATGCAAACATTTCAATCGGTTTACGAATATTAAATTTCTTGAGATTGTCAATAAGACGTTTGTAATAGGCAAAATCTTTATCTTGTGGGTATGTTTGAATTAATTCATCTAAAAATTTATCTAATTGTGTGTTAAAAGCAGTCGGAATTGACATTATTAATCTTAATTTATATATTTAATATATTTTCTGTTTATATATTTTTTACGCATCAATTTTTTTTATTTATTTTTAGTAAATAAAAATAAATATAAATAATAAATGTCAGAAAGAAAAAATTTCACAACTGCAATTCTTTTAAGTCTTTTTGCAGGATTCTTTGGTGTTGATCGTTTTTACCTTGGATGTACATGGACTGGTATATTAAAATTACTGACATTAGGTGGGTTAGGTATTTGGGGTTTAATAGATTTAATTAGACTTGCTTCAGGAAGTAAATTATGTGGTGGATTTCAATGGGATACAGAACTTAAAGGTGGTAGCAAACAAATGATTGGTGGTTCAGAGGTAGATGATACTATGTGCATTATATTAGCTATTACAATAGGTCTCATGTTACTTTACTTTTTTGTTCTTCCATGGATTAAACGAAAGTATGGAAATAATTCTTTACCTAAGACAGAAGAAGAAGAAAAACAATAAATGAATTATATTATATTAAAAAAAAAGTGTTCACACACATCTGAATCGGACTCTAGAGTTTCTGCATCGGCAGCTTACTTAGGGTGAGAGTCTTGCGTTTCTTCATCATCTTCGCACACAGACACACTGCGTTGGAGGAAGTTCATGATCGGCAGCTCAGTCAGGTGAGGCGAGGTGACGGGTTTTTTTGCCAGCTTCATGTAGAACTTTCCCCTGCAAGCAGGGTCAAGAACATATCGCAAAAGCGAGACAACATGCGGTGAGTAAGCACCATTCTTGTTGTAGCGTACTTGCATCATTTTCCGTCTAAGTGTTACTAATTATAAAATGATTAAAAAATCAATTTTTTATATAAAATTAATCAAAAAACTCCAAAAACATAAAAAACTACCAACCTAAATGATGATCGTTTTATCTTAGATGCACATGGATTAAAAGAAACTATGTAAATAATTCTTTACCTAAAAAAGAAGAAGAAGAAAAAACAATAAATAAAACTTAAATAGTTTACATTAAACATATGATACTTTTGATCCTTTTGATCCTTTTGATCTTTTTGTTCCATTTGTTATGTTTGTTTCATTGAAGACGTTATTTAAATTAATTGTTCTTTGATCACCTGATGGTTTTTTATATAATATAAAAATAAAAAAAAGTGTGTAGAGTGGTGTTGTATACCACACACGCCTTAACCTCATGACATCTAGAGGGTCGGCACCGAGAGATCACTTGGGTGGGGGCTCGGGGGACCACTGGCTGCTTGCACGGAGGTACGTAGCGGACGGCATTGGGAGATCACTCGGGTGGGGGGAGGGGCGCTCCCATTTGTAGTAGTAAACATGGCTGCTTGCAAGAGGGAAGTACGAAGCGGGCGGCACTGGGAGCTTACTCGGGTGGGGGGCGAGGTGACATGGCTTGTAGCGACCTGACTCCATTTTCAGGTAGGGTATAGTAATTATAAAATATTTAAATAAAATCAATTTTTTATAACAAATTTATCAAAAAATCCAAAAATAAACATTCTATAAATTAAATAGTGTGTTTAATTTTAATATTTTTAATCTTTTACATAAACAAATTATACAATAATATAAATGTCTACTACTGAAGAGAAAACCAACCTTGAACACTTTAACTTTTATCTCCGCGAATTTATTAGCCAACTATCACTTGTCTACCCCAAAGGCAAACAATCCCTCGAATCTACATATGCTGATCTTCTTACTAACCAAAACTACAAAGATGATCGTTTTATTAAAATGTTTATGAAAAAAGCTTACCCTGCTTCAAATCAGATTCGTGAAAAAAATGACTCAATGTTCACCAAAGATTGCAATATCATTGAAGGTTTAGATTTTGCCGAACTCTGGGCAAACCCAAAACTCAGCGAAAACAGCAAAAAATCAATTTGGAAATACCTTACTCTTCTCTATATTTATGGTCGCACCGTTGTCAGCCCACCCCAACAAATCGAAAAAATGATTAAAAACTTCGAAACTTTCGGTGATACTGAAGCACCTTTAGACGCAAATTCGGCAATGCTTCAACAAATGCTTAATACCCTCAAAGAAAAGAATGAATTGGGTGAAGAGAAAGATGAAGAAGGTGAATCAAAAGGTAGTGGTTTACCATTCAACTTTGATATGGGTTCTCTTCTAGGTAACCTTGGTGGTGGTGGCTTTCTAGGTGGTCTAATGAATGATATTAAAGAAGAATTCAAAGATATGGAACTCCCTGAAAACCCAACTGATATTGGAAGTGTCTTAAAATCACTTCAAGATCCATCAACTCAAGCCAAAATGCAAAATATTATGGGTAAGATGGCAAAACACTTTGAAGGTGGTAATATGGGTGACCTTTCTAAACTTCAAGAACAAGCACAAAAAATGATGGCTGGTATGGGTATTTCACCTGAACAAATGCAAAAACAAGCTGAAGCTATGGGTCTTAACCAAGGACAACTTAATAGAATGAAAACAGCTAACCGTAATGAATCAGCCCGTGCAAGACTTCAAAAGAAACTTCAAGAAAAACAATCTCAAGGAGACAAACAATAAAATGTATTGATTTTTATTTTTATTTTTATTTTTAATTTAAAAATTTTTATATGTATAAAGGTTAAAATAGATAGAAATGGTTAAAGGAACAACACAAAAGAAAACTTTAACAATGATGCGAACCAGAAAAAAATCACATCATACTGTTAATGTTAATATCAATCGCAATAATAGAACAGAAATATTTGGACTATCAAAAAATATTGAAAATTATGATACTTATGTTTTTTTTATATGTTCTGAACCAGCAAAAACATTAAAGAGCATCGAAACCCTTTTAAATATCTCCATACCCGATAATATTAGAGAAGAATGCCATAAAAAGAAATCAAATTTTAATAATTTTGTAATTAATAAAAAAAATATTATCATTGCAGGGTATGAAGATCATAATTCATGTAAATCAAGAAATGTATATGATGTCGCAGGTGAATTAGGTATGAAATTTAATAACACTAAAAAGAGATATTTAGTATTTTTAAATCAATTAAACAATATTAATACTATCATTAGTGGAATTATGCAAGGTTTCTATAATTTTACTAAATATAACAGAACCAAAGATGAAATACCAACAATTGATTTCTATTCATATGACGAATCATCAACATCTTCTTCTACATCTTCCTCTTCTAAAGGTCAAAATCTTATTAAAGAAAGTATAGTTATTAATATGAATCAACATGATGTTAGAAATCTAGTTAATGAACCTGTTAATAAGCTAGATAGTATAACATATTTAGCTCATATTACTGAATCTTTATCAAAACATAAAAAAATTAAAATTACGGTTATGGATGAATCTAAACTCAAAAAAATGGGAATGAATCTAATTCTAGCTGTTAATAAAGGAAGTCTTAAACCTGCAATGCTTGTAGTGATTGAATATATGGGTGATTCATCTTCATCAATATCATCAAATAAGGATAATATATGTTTAGTTGGGAAAGGTGTAATGTTTGATACTGGTGGTCTTAATATTAAGTTTGACCAATTTTATGATATGAAAGAAGACATGGCTGGAAGCGCTATTGTTTATGCTGTGATTAAAACTTTAGCTGAATTAAATGTACGTAAGAATGTAATTGGTATCCTTCCTTTAGTTCAAAATGATGTTGGTAGTACAGCCACCCATCCAGGTGATATCATTAAATCATATTCAGGTAAAACAGTTGAAATCTTAGATACTGACGCTGAAGGACGTTTAATCCTTGCTGAGGGTATTTCATATTGTAAAAAATATAACCCACATATGATTATTGATGTTGCAACTTTAACTGGTCAAGTTGAAGAAATATTTAATGGTATGGCAACTGGTGTTATGGGTAATAATCAACAATTAATTGAAGAACTTAAAAAATGTGGTGAAATGGAAAATGAAAAATTCTGGGGATTACCTATATGGGATGAAAACCTCGAAGATACGCAATCAACAATTGCAGATCTTAAAAATATCAATGATGGGGATGATTCGACAATTAATGGTGCAGCATTCTTAATGAATTTTTTACCAAAAAAAAATATTAAATGGATGCACTTAGACATCGGTGGTGTTTCATTTAATCTAGAAGACGAAGAAACCAGATATATAGGTGCAACTGGCGAATCATTCAGATCTCTCTTAAGATTCATCCGAAATTACAATTCCAAAATATAGATTTCATTTCCGTGATTCCAAAAATGATCAACTAATTTTAATTCAGCTTTTTCAAATAATTCTTTAATTTCATTAATTTCAAAAATATAATAATAACGATTATAAATCACACCATTACTATTCCATGGAACCAGATTATCACCATAATGAAATGTCAGTTTACGATTACCCTTACCAGCATGTGATTGATTAATAGACCAGACAGAAATCATAATTCGAGAACCTGTTTTTAAGACACGTTTGAATTCCATCAGAGCCTTAAATCGGTCAGATGGGTTATTTAAATGATGAAAAGCAGCAATACAAATAATACCTACGCCTGAATTAGATTCCAACGGTAAATCTGTCATATCACCTAGAATAACATCTTTATTTTTGTTTTTGCAAATCTTAATAAAATTCTCGCAATTATCAACTCCAATCATTCCTGTACGAATATTTCTTCCTGGACCACATCCGATATCATAAACCAATGAATTCGGTTCAAATCTATCGAGAAAGGTTTCAATCCAGTCCCATTGGGCATATCGTTTATTGTCAAATTGACTAGCAATAACTTCATAAACTTCTTTTACCAAAGTAGACATTTTATTTGTATTTTATTTTATGCTTCTATTTTAGTTCAATTTTATTGTTTTATTTTTTTTCAAATTATTTCAAATTATTTCTTTTTGGTATTTTTTTCATATAATTTTATCTCATTCATAAATAAAAAAGACCAAATACATAAAAAAATAAATATGTCCTTTAATCGTCTTATGTATGATGACTGTAGTTATTCACAAGAATTATCTCAAACAACTTCAATATTATCATACCAATTAGATCCTAACCGTTATTACAATTGCAATCCATGCCGTAATACTCTTGGTTTAGTTGGTGGTAATAATGTATCAATTGCTAAAAATGGTAACTTAGTTGATATTGAAAGTGATCTTATGGGTATTAGACCACTTAGCAAATGTCCAGAAATGAAATATATTAATCCTTGCCCTAACGGTGACATGAACACTTGCCAACCAAATAAAATATATATCCGTGGAACTCCAACTACTAAAGCCAGAGTTATTGATACAACACCTCATCATTTACAATCATGTCAAATGATCCGCTATAAACCTATACCCATGCCACCAGCAATTCGCATGCCTATGTGCCCACAATAAATTATATGACTTAAATGTATTTTTCTATTTTTATTTTTCTCTGATATTATTAAAGAATTATTATAATATGTCTAGTAGAGGTTTTAATAATAATAATAATCCTAATGATAAAGCAACATATTCTGAAAAAGATTTAGTTAAATTATTAAAATTATCTAAATTAGTAACTAACAAAGATGATAATCCACCTATGTCTTTTCAACAACCATATCCATATATGCCACAACCTCAATACATGCCACAACCTCAATACATGCAACAACCTCAACAATATCAAGAATTAACAAAAGATGAAAGAGATGAAGTTAGAAGACTAATTTATAAAAGTAATGAAGAGTTAGAAGAAAATCTTAAAAACTTTATAATGTCAAATCAAAAGAAATTTTTATTATACATAAAAGAATTATTAGATTATCAAAGCACAGTTAAAACAGCGGAAAATATTCAAGTAAAAGAAGAAGAGGAAAAAAAAGCAGAAGAAGCACCTCAATCAGCTAATAATGTTGCTGATACTTTAAAACAGATGCCAAGTAATATTGGTTCAATGTTTTCAAATGTTACCAGTACAATTAGCGGAGTTGTTCAATCAGCAAATAGTATGTTTACTGGTAAAAAAGAAACACCCCCTACTACACCTGCAACACCAGCAACTCCTACTACACCTGCAACACCCACAACACCATCAACTCCCTTAACACCACCCACAACACAACCATCAGATCTTTCAATTGATAATATTCCTCAAGGGCAACCATCTTCTTCAAATGAAAATGAATCAAATAATAATGAATTAGATGAAATTCTTAAAGAAAATACAAAACAACAAACAACTTTAACAACACCCCCAACAACTCCAAAATCTGAAATTGCACAACTTAAAGAATCTAATAAAAAAGCTGAACAACAATTAAACCAATTAAAATTAGAAATGAAAAACTTAGTTCCATCAATTAAACAAAAAGGTGGACAGACACTTAAAAATAAAAAGAAAAATGGGTCAAAAAAGAAAAAAAATAGCAAAAGAAAAATACGTAAAACTAACAATTTATCTTAAAAATTATCTTTTTATATTATAAATTAAGATAAAATGTCATTTACTAGACCATCACAAGATACATGCTCATACAGACATGAATTATCACAAACCATCGGACCAGGTGAATATCAGCTTGCTAAACCATACCCATGCAATCCATGCTTTGTAAGTGACCCTCATATTAGAATGCAAAGATTTGGTGCTAGTATGAGTCAAAATACTTCAATGATTGATATTGATTCTGAATTAATCGGTATTAATCGTAAATTCTCTAAATGCCCTGAACTAAAATATATCCCTAAATGTAATACCAGTCAAAATGGTGGTGCTAACCCAGGTGGTTATGCAACTGTTAATAATGGTGCCGTAGATGTTGATTGCAACCTCTTACACTTTCCTGATGGAAACTGCTTTGAACCTGTAGAAGATACTCGTCTTAGCAACCCACCTGCCACACTTAGAGGAACAGGTATTAATCGTTGGGAATGGCTATGCCGTAACCCCCAAGAACGGGTCCAAATGCCTTTTGACCATAATATTAATTATAGATTAGTTGTTAAAGACAATCATCGCCCTTGCCTACCTAACCCACTCGACCAAACACTTGTTCTACCAAGACCAAGTTCAGAACCTATCTGCACAAGCATGACTGTCTCAAGCTGTGCACCACCAATGGGTCCTCCATCAGTTGTCTGGATGTCGGAAGAACGCCTCAAAAATCGCTAAACATGCTTTTTAGAAAAAAGCATTGGCAAAAAAAACTTTTTTAGGAAAAAAGTTTGAACAAAAAACTTAACAAAAACTTAACAAAAACTTAACAAAAACTTCAAACATAAATATATATGCTAGAAACAATATTTTTTTTTAATTTATTTTAATTAATACTTTTATTAAAAGTATTAAAGATTCTTCCTTGAATTTTTTGGTAACGCTTTTTTTCTAAAAAAGTGTAAAAAGTTTATCTAATAAATAAAGAAAAAGAATAGGGTAAAATGGGAAATCCCGGAATTTATTTACCAAAAACAATGTTTGTTCCTACTTCAACATATCATTCTCCTTACAATTCATATAAACCTCAATATGGTGGTGCTAGAATGGCTCCAATAGTCGATTGGGGATTGCTTTTTAATTTAGCCGTATTTACAATCTTTATATGTTCATTTTTTTATATTTGTCTATATAGATATCGTAATAAATCTAAAATCATGCAAGAAAATGAATTAAAACAAAAGAAATTACTATATGAATTTCAAGAAGCCTTAAAAGAAAATCAAAAACAAGCAACAGTCAATCGATACAATATGATTCTAGAAAATAAAAGGGCTTTTCAGAATCCTTATTTACTTAATCAAGATAATAGTCCAACAACAAATCAATCTTCATTAGCCCCTGCAACTTATAAAAAACACTTTGAAAATGATAAGGGATATGACCTATTACGTCAAAGTTATCAAATTGATACGTATCGACCTAACCAAAATATCCAAACACCATTCAATAATGAATCTAATCTGATGAATTGGTAGAAATTATGCATTTGTGTAATTTTTACCAGTTGGTTGATATATTGTAACAGATGGATTATTATTTTTAAATAATGGATTTCTTTTAACACCTGTTCCATTTTCAAATGTATTAACAGGTGGTGCTGTCATAGTTTGATTATTTTTAGGAGTGTTTTTACTTTTACCACGCCACCGTACACCCCCTTTCTTGTTATTGTTAGTCTTTGAATAATGTTTAAGAGTCTTGCGAAGTTGTGATTTTGATTTATTTTGTTTAATTTGAGTTTTTCTTACCATTTTTATTATAAAAATAGATAATTATTTATAATATAAAAAAAATAAAGTATGTTTGTAATATAGTTTTTATCCACGTCCATATCGTATTAATCTATCAGCAGCAGCAGCAGCTAATCCTGATTTAGAAACAGTACGACCATATTTTGATGCTTGTCTGTATGCTAATTCAGTATTTCTAGCTGCACGAGCTTTTAGAGCAGCAGCAGCCTCAGCAGGTCCCCAGACACCACCTTTATGTTTTCTAACTTTTCTAGTTTTGTGAAGTTGTGATTTTACTTTTTTTAAAGTTTGAGTTTTTCTTGTCATTTTTTAATCATATTAAAAGAAAATAATTTATTTTATGATGTAAATTTCTTTTGAATTGTAATTTGTGGTCCAGATTTACTTTTTTGAAATAATGTAGGGTCAAATTCATCATTTTCGTGTTCTTCTTCAGCTGGTTGATCAACTTCTTGACTTAATTCCCAATATTCATTCGGGCAAATTCTAAAGTCTGATTCATAAATTGCCGGATCCGCTTTATACCAAGCAATTTGGTCTTCTAATCTATTACTTCTAATTGTGTTGTCAATCACAAGACATTCAAAGTTTTGAGTGCAAGAGTCATAAACTTGATTAAATGATTCAAATGTTGGGAAGATTGAGGCATAATTTTCATATAATTTCTTACGATTGGCTAAACCAGGTAAGAAAAACATAAAAACATAATCTAACTGCTGTCTGAGGGCAGGTAATAAATTGGTTGCTGTTTGAGCAGTATAAATAAAAGTCATATCAATATGACGACCATTCATGAAAATTTCACGGATTTCTTTCCAATAACTCCATGAATTATCATATAAACAATCGTCGAGGATAAGCATGGCTTGCGAATCAATGTTTGAATGACCATATTTCTTTTCTTCCATGATTTTACGAGCTTTGACCTTCTTTTGTCTGGCAATTGCATTGGCAACAATTTCTAGTTTGAGGTCGTTGTATATAAAGATAGATGGTATAATATCACCAAAAAATCGATTGAATTCTTCGGTTGGACTAATAACAGTACAGACAGGGATATGTTTGCGATAATATAATAATTCTTTAAGACATGTACTTTTACCGGATTTACGTTTTCCGATAAAGGCTATTACAGAACGGTCAGAGACCTTGGTCATATCGAATTTTTTAATTTGAAGATTTTTTCCCATTTTATTTTATTTTATATATATTTATTACTTTTATTTTCTGTATATTTATTATTTATTCGTATATATTTGGAATTGTTATAAACGCACATTTTAGATTGAAAATATATATATAAAATGATAATAATATAAATACTAAAATAAAATATTTTAATCATATTTTAATCATATTAATGTTTTCAAAATACAGACCAAAATCGTTGATTACCCCAAAATATATAGAAATTAATAAATTATTAGATGAACTTGCAAATGTTCATAATGAATATCAACAAAAGACACAAGATATTATTGAAAAAATTAAAAATTACAAGATAGATAATAGGGACATTTGGATGTATGAATCTTATTTATTACGAAAAAATACAAAAACACCTATAAATATTCCGATTTACCAACCAATACAAGAGATACCACAAATACATCAAATACGTCTTCGTAGTGTATCAGAACCTCCTAAAATGAATAAAGCGAAATCAAATGGAGATTTACATATATCATTTGTTTGAAATAAACTTTTTATAAAAAAATTATTTATTTTCAGTAGTTTCTGTAAGATTGTTGGTTTAATCTTGTATGAAGATTGCTGACACATTGTTCACCATTACCTTCCTTGCATGAAGGAGGTCCTCCATATAGCCATTGGGCAAACTTACCTTGTTCATTGGCGAACGTTGTGCTCGGCATTGTGTAATATTGTCTTTCAGAATGATTACGATTAAAAACATCATTGACATCTTTGTATAAATTATTGCTGAAATTTGCTTCAACTTTATTTGCTAATTCGCTATTATTAATGGTTGAACAAGCAGGACCACGGCGACGGTCATCAGCTGGTAAAGCATTCATAAAGGGGTTATCAATGGTTGTAGGAACACATTTGACTTTTTCTTTTCTTGATTCAAGGTAGCGATCTAATAGCGGATTTTCAGTGACAGGGTCTAATTGTCTAGGTAAATTTCTATAGTTTTCTTTGATTTCTTTGCTTTGATACATATAAACTAGGTATGTTGAAACCATTACAATAATTGGTAAATAGATGTAAAGGTAATTATTATGGACTAACATCATAATGATTCCAATATAGATTGATGCTCTAACAATAGCGTTAATTCTTTCGCTAAAGGGCATATCAACATTGGGTATAAAATCGAATACTCTATCTCTTCTAATAAGTTGGTTATAATCTTCAACCCAAATAGGGTCTCCTTGTTTTGTATTTTCCATTTATATTTTACTAACACTTTTTTTTTAGATTATAATAGATTTTATATTTATTAGATAAAAAATATTAAAATATTAAATTTTAAAAGTGTCTTAAAATGTTTGAATGATTAAATTGCCATTTCTGCTTTGATGGCTGGATGACTAGTATAACCAATTAATTCAAAGTCTTTGAATGTGAAATCTTCAATTGATTGTTTTTTCTCTTTGACTTTAAGAATTGGATAAGGGTATGGTTCTCTCATTAAGTTCTGACAGACTTGTGTGATATGAGTTTTATATAAATGAGAATCGCTAACCATCACAGTAATTGTTCCAGGTGTTAAATCAATCCCTTCAAGGTTGCAAAGCATATATGTAAGCATTGTTCCGGTGCATGTATTCCAGTTATTTGCGAGAAAATAATCAGAACTTCTTAGATGAATAATGCAGTGTAATTCCTTTTCTTGTGGATCAACGCAGAATTGATAGTAAAATAAGCAACTTGGTAAAGCTGCATTATGTTGTGTGGCTGGATTCCATAGATTAATAATAATCCGTCTTGATGTTGGGTCGGTTTTAAGAAGATGAATTACATTAGCCAATTGGTCATAACCAACTGAAGAATCATATTTAGTATTACAATCTTTATATTGTCCCCCAAAATGACGAAAGTTAAAGCCATATGTTTCACCCATATCGCCTTCTGGTAAATGATTGAGACCACGTTTGTCTAAGAATTCACGACTAGTATTGCCATCCCAAATATTAATACCTTGATGTTTAAGAATATTAGTATCAGTTTTACCGGTAATATACATTTTCAATTCTTCAAAAATCCATCGTAGGACAATTTTCTTAGTTGTTGAAATCGGGAATTGATTTTTAATATTATATTTTAAACAAACCCCTGGTAAGAAGAATGATCCGACTTGTGTCCGATCAACCCGATGAATACCATTGACTAGAATATTTTTCATTGTTTCTAAATATTGTTCCTCTTCAGAGTTTTTCCAAGGGTTTTGATTCATTGTACGATCCACATGATAATATTTAAGAAAACGATAATATATCCCATTTGTGCTATCTTGTTTAATTTCGGATACTTCACTTAATTTAAAACCATCAGATCTGATAATTGGTTGCAATTTTTCTTCTTCTGTATTGCTATCAATATTGAGTAGAGCATGTTCATTTTTATCTTTATGTGTAATAATTGGAAAATTTGGGAAAAATGTATCACAATTAAAGTTTTTATAAATTTGTGTTAAATAAATTTCACGACAATATGGGGATTTAATGGCAATTTCATATATTGATTGACCTCCAATAATAAAGATGTCATTGATTCGACGTACTTTTTTACCATTTTGATGTTCATTTTCATAATTGATATCATCTTCCTCTTTTCGTTCTAAATAATTAACACATTCATAAATTTGATTAAAATCGGGTATTACTCGAACAAATTCATGATTATAGTGTTCAATTTCATGTGGTGCTTTACTAGTAAGAATAACGTTTAAGCGTCCAGGTAATGGTTTAAATTTTTCAGGAAGTGATTCCCATGTCTTACGTCCCATGACAACCATATTAAGATATTCAAAATAAATATCAGGTGGAACAGTAGTTGTAATTTCTTTAAAGTGTTTCATATCATCAGTTAAATTCCATGGGATTGTTCCTTTAAGTCCAATTCCATTTTTAGAATCACATGCGGCAATAACTTTAAAATACATATTTTATTAATTGTTTTATTAATTTAAAATGTTCAAATGTTAAATTCAATTTTATAAAAAATAATGAAAAACAATAAATAAAATTTTAGTACCTAGAAAAGATATTAAATATAAATTTGGTTGTATGAATTGTATTTTGGATTTGAGTTCTGTTCTAGGTACAATTTTTATTTTAATCACTATAATTTAATTTAGTGTAGTTTTGAATGGATTATTCCAAAATTCAACATTATTTCTAAAAACAGATGATTGAAAAAAGTATGAATCATTCCAACCTTTAAAATAATCACCAGTTAATATTTTATCACCTTTATAAAATTTCTCATCAGGTTCATATCTAGGTATGGCTTGTGTTTTTTGTGTATTTGATTGAAAACCTTCCCAGAAATCTTTATTATTATTTTTATTACCTCCTCTAGCTGCAATAAATTTTTGCACTTCTTCTTGACTTTTTAGTGTTTGTAAAAGCATATATGTAGAATCCATATTTATTTATTGTATTCAAAGAAAAAAATAAATCTTAATAAAATGTAAAAGTTAATGAAAGAGAGTAAATCCCATAAAGAAAGTCTAGAAAATATAAGAGTTTATGAAGTAAAACCTAAACTAACGGATGTAGAAATTGCTAAACTCGAAGGAATGTATTTTACTGAAGAGGATTTTGATATTATTGTTAAAGAAAATGCTGATATTTATAGATTAGATAGTATGGGTAATCGTCATTTATTACTAAAAATACGTAAAAATGTAATTCCATCAGATATTTGTAAAAAAACATTTATGGCTTTACAGGAAGAAGCAAAAAAACCTCATACAAATCGTGGTGCTGCGGCGGGTATATTATCACAACGTAAATTACCACCCTATGTTAAAGAAATAATTGCAAAAGGAAAGTTTCGTGGAAAATATATTGGACATGATGATAGAGTTAGAAAAGATGATATTAGTAATCTGTCTCGCAGTAGTATAATTGGTTATTATGATCAGATTGATCGTAATTATTACAGACGTCTTTCTAGAAAGAAAGATAAACAATCAGTTAAAGTCCCTTGTAGAGTTACTAAATTTGTTAAGGATCAGCCTAAGAAATGGGAAGAGACATTTGATTTTTATAAAGTGATTGATAATCAATTTAAAAAATTAGTTCCAGATGCTCATATGAAACAACAAATCCAAGCTTCAAAAACTCCAGAATATCAAATTCTAGATACTGCTTTCTCGACCTCAACAATTAATTACAATTGGCAAACTGCTTTACATAGAGATGCTGGTGATTTTGAAGGTGGTTTTGGTAATCTAGTTATTCTAGAAGATCCACTGATGGAACGTCAAACATGGTCGGGTGGTTATTTAGGTTTTCCACAATATAAAATAGCCGTTGATGTTAGAAATGGCGACTTTCTAGCTATGGATGTTCATCAATGGCATTCAAATACTCCAATTATTAAAGGTGATATCAAAGAGTTGGAACATGCTAGACTGTCAATTGTTTCATATTTAAGAAAAAATATGATTAAATGTACTGGTTCGAATTCTAAAAGTAAAATAAAAAGTAAAAAAGGTGGTGCGGATAGATTTACTGGTGGACCAGATCCTTTTTATTCTTCATCTGTAAAACAATCACATTCATTACAATTACCTATAAATCCACAACAAAATACAATAGAATATAAACTTAATCAAAAATCTAAAAAATTAAGTCGTAGTAAACCTAAAACTCAAAGAAAAAAATTTTATGAATCAATGAGTAAAGTACATCAAAGGGTATTAAAATCTGGTAAATTTAATGAAAATAATGAAAATAATGAAAAATAAAATTAAATATAAGTAATAAATAAATGTTTTACAATTATTTTGTAAATTTATTGTGTTGAACCCATTTTTTGAACATGTTAGTTTGTGTTTTTCTTACTAACATTTTATTCATATAGACATTACAGTCTTTATCTTTTGTACTTTTAGATTTTTCTGTCTTGCATGAATAAATACGATTTTGGGCTATTTTATGGTTTATATTTCTTTTAGTAACGGATAAATTAAATTTAGCAACCATTTCAACAAATTCTTCAGGTATATCATTTTTGGGAATAAAACATATATTTTGACTGAAATTATCTAGAACTTTTAATAATTTTTCATAGTTTGAATCGCTAATACCTCTAAAACCTTTAGCAACAACATAAAATTCACCACTATTAGGATTGCTGGTTAAAGGTTTAACTAATCTTAATTCATCAAATAATAAGTAATACATATATATGTAATTAGTCCAGAACCCATTTGATTTGTCAGAATTTTTAAGTCTTGGACTAAAGGAAAGAAAGTGTTTCATGATGCAATTACTTCCAACAGATGATATACCAGCAACCATACAAACGCAAGCATATTCTAATTTATGTAAATATTCGATTGGTATATCAATACCACTTAATCCAGCATCGCCAGTTACTAAGTCAAACTTTTCAAAATTCTTAGAAAAGTTTTTGTACCATCTTTGATTTTCAACTGAAAATATATTACCAGTTTGATCTTCGCCATAAAGCCATTTATCCGGATTATTTTTAATAAATCCATAATCATCCCCAAAGACAGGACCAAATTGTTTAATATTAATAGGGTGTTTTGGATTTAATGTATTAGCTCTCCAATTAATTGTGTATTTATGTTCAGAATTTTTAGGTAAACTTGCGTATCTAGTTTTGTAATAATGATTAGAGGAATAAATCCATTGTCCGGGTGCTTCAGCAACATAAAAAACTGATGGATTTGGTTTTAATGGGAAAATGTCTTTTTCCATGTTATAGATTTCCCATAATTTACAAAATGCATTACTTACACGATATGGTAATTTAATATGAGATGAAATATATTGAGCAACACCTCTAGCATACCCTTCACTAATTGATTTTACATCAGGATCAATTTTGGCTGTTGTGCCTGTTTTGTTGTCAATCATACCAAGTTCTTTCTGTAATAAATTTTTATCTCCCCTAAGTTCTTTTAATTTATTAAATTCAGTTGTAAATACTTCGTATAAATATAATGGATGTTCTTTTATTTCCATATCATATGTGTTTAAATCTATTTTTTTGTTTTTTAATTTTGGATTAATAAGAAAATTAATTGGATTATTTTCATAAAGTTTATTAAATAGATTGGCTACATATTTATCATTTAATATAATATTTTTTTTTGTATATTTTCGAGTGTATTTTTTAGGTGTTTTGGATTTTGATTTAGGTTTTCTAGGTGTTCTAGGTTTGCTCGGTGTTCTACGTTTGCTCGGTGATTTAGGTTTACTATAATTTTTATTTACAGAAGGCATAATTTAGTTTAATATTAAAAGAGAAAAATAATAAAAATGAAAAGAATAAATTATAAATTTCTTAGACCTTGTGGTTTAAGTATGAAAGCTTTGTTTCTAAATTTATTAATGTATTTGTCCATATTTACATCCATTGTTTGAAAGTTCATTGTAACAAATTGACAGCCAAGATTCCATGATTTCTCTGGATCAAAATTATAACTTAAAATATCACCTTCTTTATGAGGATAAACAATTGATAAAGCACTTGAATTAAATTTTTTAAGCTGTGATGATTCAACCATTAATTTCCTACTATCAATTGTAGTACTATTTTGTTGTGAAATATTAGTAAGTGTTGTTTCAGTATTTCCACCTTGTTGTATACTTTGATTTTCTAATTCAGAATAATGAATACGTTTTAATTTAGGTAATATCCATGAATAATTAACAAATTCTTCGAGGGTTGATCCTTGAAATCCATCACTTGAAAAAAGAATTACTTTACCCATTAATTCTTTAAGAGGGACTAATCCTAGATTTTTAGCCTGATAATTATATGTAGGATCTAATAAATAATCTGTTAAATATTTACTGAATAGTTTTTGTATTTTATTAGTCACAAAATAGTTATAATTTGTTTTAAGGTCTAAACTAATAATTAATGGATCCATATGATTAGGAGACCCATCAGTCCCATCATAAATTTTAAATGCATTAGCACTTATAGTTTTAATGACGTCTTCTAGGTATAATGTATTAAGTGTAAGTTTCCATTCACCTTTTGCATATCCTGAAGAAACAACTGGTTCTGCATTAGGTCCATACATATTTCCAAAGACTTGGAATTCTAAGAATCTAACACCAGTTTGTAATAATTTTTTAACCATATCTGTTGTTGCATAATCAATATATTGTGTTCCAGATAAAGAACTATTATAACTACTAGAAACATAAAAATCAGATAATTTATATTCTTTTAGTTCTGATGCTTTTAACGATTGTATATTTTGAAATTTAATATAAATATCCATGTTATTTAATGTTCTATTGACTCTAAAATTTTGGGAAAAATACATTAAAACTAACATTAAAAGTAGGAGTGCAAATAATATTGTTAAAAAAAAAGTATTATATTGACTATAATCTAAAACACTAGAATTATTTTTATTATTCAATAAATTTGTTTGTCTAGATGTAATATCCATTTTATATTTTATATTTTTATTTTTGTATTTTACTTTATCCAAAGAAAAATTTTAGATTTTTTTGTAACTAGTCCCAATTATAAAATGGGTTAATGGACTATCATATTCACTTTTATAAGCTAATCTCATAATACCATCTTTTTGAACAATAATAGGTGCATTTGCATTATCTCCTGCAAAAGTAATGATTATAAAACTATCCGATTCATCAACAACAAATCTAGTATTAATAATTGGTTTTTTATTATTAAATCGAAGAGTATTATTTTTTTCACGACCTAAATAATTACCAGTGTAATCTTTAATATGAATAAAATGACCAGTTGTAACTGGAAAATTATCTAATGTATTTTCATTAATAAATTCAAAAACTCCATTTTCTTTTAAGTCATCACTATTTGAAATTAACAAACCTTTTTCTTGATGAACATATTTACCATTTGGTTGTCTTAAATTAGACAATAATTTTATCTGTAATTTATTAATAAAAAACGTTGATTGATTGGCAATTTGAATATTTTGTGATTCATCCATTATATTTATAATAGTTTGACTGATTGGATTAAAACCAATTAATTCTTTTTTGACACCATTGAGGTATAAACTAATGGTTTCTGAACTATCTTCTTTTGTATCACTTCTAGTAATAAATAACCCTTTCATTGGAAGAAAAGAAGCATTTGTTACAAATTCATTATAATTCTTTTCCATTTTTTTAATTCTGAGATCATTAATTATAAAATCAGTACCTTCATATGTTAGATATTTATTAGGGTGTTTAGCAGATTCCAAAGATATTATTAATGTATCATTTTTATTTCTTAAATTTGGTTTGATAATAAAACAATCTTCAATATCTACTTCCATATCATTTTTTTCTTTGACAACTAATTGATTATTATCAATTGAAAAGACTTTAGTGGGTTCATTATATGGTCTGAAATAAACAGGCATATTCTTATATAAAAATGATAATTGTCTTTTAACTACGTCTTTTTGTAGTGCTGGAGGTAAATCCGTTGAATTTTCTAAACCATCTAACGAAAGTTGTGAAGGTCTTGCATCAGGTTCTTTTAAAAGTCCGGATGGTTTTAAGACCACACTATCCATTTTGAATTTTTCTAAGTAAACATTTCGATATTCATCATCTAATTGATAATTAATTGCAACAAATTGACAACCGTAAGACCATCCATCATCAGGGTCATAATTAAGGGTTTGTGAATCTTTTTCTGTATGAGGATAAACAATTGTAAGTGCAACTTTATTTCTTTCGGTTAACAGATCAGAACTTTCACGTTTTTCGGGTAAAGTTTTAGGGGTATTATCCCCTTGATATGATGAAATTTTTGAATAATGCATTCTGACCGGAGGGAATTTATTGATAACATTAGTGTATTCTTTAATTAGTTCCTTTTCATCACTATTATATCCCTCAGTTTGTACTTCATCTGACCATATAATAACTTGATTAAATAGGGAACATATTTTTGTTTTTGCAGGGTCAATTTCTGATACGACTCTATTACCAGCCTCCATTTTTTTTTCACCTTTTGATGGAAAGTATTTTTTCAAAAGTTTTGCGATATTACTGAGTGTTTGAGGATAATTAACTTGTAATTTAAGATAAATAAATAAAGGAAATTGATGTGTTTTTAATTCAGGATTAAATGCATAGTTGGCGATTGTATCAAGAACCAATTCCAGATTAATATTATTTAAGGATGTTTGCCATTGACCTTTATTAAATCCGGTTGTTACTATAGGAGGTGAATTAATATCGAATGAACTGTTTAGGATTTGTAATTCTAGATATCTTGCACCCATAAGAAGGCAATTTTTAATCATTTCAATATTAACATAATCATATTTTTGATTTCCTACTAAAAAACTCATTGCTGAACTAGCAACATAAAAATCGGCTAGATAGTAATCTTTATATTTATCAATACAATCATTGTATGTGAATTCTCGTAAATTTGGAATTGTTGACTTTTTATATTTAGTAATAACATTGTTTATTTTAGTATATTCTGAAAAATTATATATAAAATATCCAATATTGACTACAATAAAAACTGCAAGAAATATACCAATAATTTGTAATATGTGTTTAAATTTTAACTTTTCAGCATACATTATTTTATTTACTATTTAGTTTGAAAATATCTTTAATCTTTAATCTTCATTATTTGAAATTAAAAAAATAAAAAAATACAAATGAACAAATGAACAAATACATAAAAAATTATTTTATTTAGTAATACATGTTAATTATTTTTATTTTTTAAGATGTTTTCCATTCTTCATCACAGAAAAGACAAAAGTAAATATACTTTAGTGCTTCTGGATTATATCTAACATAAGAGACTTTATTTTTACCAGTTTTATGTGATGAACATTCATTATTTGGACAAATAATACTTTGATCGCGTGGTAAAGTATTATCATATCTAATATGTTGGTTAATATAAGAATTTGTAAAAATATCTCGGTCATAAACATTTGAGTAAATGGGTGAAGTATCTTGACGTTGTTTTACATTTGTACAGTGACGACAATGATATTCAATCTTTGATTTACCTTTTATATCAGTCACAACTTGAGACCGAAGTAAATTTTGACAATTATCACAGAATTCCATTTTATTTCTATTCTTTGTATTTTGATAAGAAAATCTTATTTCAATTTTTCTATTCAATTTTATTTTATTTTATTTTATTTTTTATTTTTCTTTATTTTTCCATAATTTTTATTTTCTTTTCTTACATAATATTAATAATTATAAAAAAATGGTTCGTAAACATACTCAAACAAAAAAACAACGTAAACTTAGATCTAAATCTAGATCTAGAAAAGTAACTAGACGTCATAGAGGTGGTTCACCTGCTTCTGACAGAGTTATGAGCTTCGCAAAGGGTGAAGGTATGATGGCTACATCACCTGAAACACCTAGAATTCAAGCTGACCCAAGTGCTCTTAAACTTTACCAAATAACTGGTGGTGCTAGAAGATCAAGAAGATCAAAACGCACTAAACGTAGTCGTAGAACTACAAGAGGTGGTGGTGCTACTGATTTCAGAGACACCCTTTATTCCCGTCAATATGATGGTGGAAGAACTGATGAAGCCCCCTTCTTCAATGCTTTTACAAATGAAGAATACATCTCACCCCAAGACTTAATTAATGAACCTAACATGGTTGCTAACCCTCCTTTCCTTAGATAAAAAATTTAATTATTTTTATTTTTAACTTTTACAATAATATTAATCTAATTTTAAGATTAAGACATTTTCCATTGGTTGCCACAGTTATTACATGTTAAGAAGAGTGTAATACCTTCATCACCTGAACGAGTTTGTGCAGTAGTGACTGCAACATCCCGTTCCTTACATTTACCACATTTAAAGTGTTTAGAGCCAACCCCAACCCGCTTTTCAAACATAACTTTATCTTTTTCTTTAAGTTTATTGATGATTTCAGCATGTTTTTCAGGATATAATTCAGTGGGTGTCATTTCAGATAATTTATAAGCATTATCACTTTCCATTGCAAATTTAATTAATTTTGTATTATCGGAGGAGAGATTTTGGTAAATTGAAATCGCTTTTCGAATATAAATTTTAATGAAATGACGATCTTCCCAAGTGCATGAAAATCCTTTTTTATCAGCTTCACGAATGGACCAATTATAAATACCGCGTTCTAGCTCTTGTAAAACATTGGTATCTGCTTTAGTTAATTTTTTAAGAAATAATAGTTTTTGAAAGTTTTCAATAATCATTGTTTGTTTCATATTATAATTAACTTGTTTGGGTTTATCTTTTTGTTCCTTAAGAATGTTATTGGAGATTAATCTAGAAAAGTTACAGACGGGAGTCTTAGCAGCGGGTTTTTTCCGCATACGACTGGGTGTATCACCGTCTTCATCATCATCTTCATAAAAATCGTCATCTTCTTCAGCAACATCATCGACTTCTGCTTTATCATCATCTTCGTAATCATAATTTTCTTCTTCTTCGTCATCATCTTCTTCTTCGTTATCTTCCTCTTCTTCTTCATTTTCATCTTTTTCTTTTTCATCCTCTGAACCACTTTCATATTCATCTTTATTTTCAGTTTCATCGTTTTCTTCATCTTCTTCAAAATCATCTTCTCGTTTAGCAATATCAATTGTACTAACATCGCTAAAGTTAATTTCAAGACATTGATGTGCAGTTAAATCAACTTTAAAGAGAATTAAATCACCAAATAAATCTTGATCTGGATAGTCATCTAATTCAAAATTATGACCATTAATTTTACTACTTTGTCCAGAAATCCAACCATATAATTGATAGTATTCACCAGAAATATTCCATTCACCAACCATTTTTAGTTTAGATTTTGAATTAATATCTTGTGCTGGATTAGGGATAAGTTTAAGAAAACTTTTATAAGTAATAATTTTTTCAACTGGATTGTTTAATAGATTTGATCCAATCGATGAAATATTTAAACCTTGTGAGTTTCCATCTTGAAGAAAAATCCAAGCATGATATTCAGTCATTTATGATTGTAATATGAATTGTTAATATTAATATTAAAATATAATTTGGTATTTATATTCAATTTTTTAAATAATAAAATAAAAATAAAAAATAATCAACTAATCAAATCATTCATTTGTAATTGCCGGTGTTTGTTGATTGTTTCCGACTTTATAAAAGTTTGGGATTGTAATATCAGTTAATATAGAAAATGCAGAAGCTTTTAATAAGCCATTGATAATTCTTTTTCGTTGAGGACCATTAAAACCCATGAATTGATTGTGATGTTTATAAATTTGGTCATTTGTAATAGTGACAATCTTTTTAAGATTATCAATCATTGTTGTTTTATCCCAACTACCATTAATTGATTTTTCAAAATGTTCTCTGAGTGATTTGTCGCTAAGTAAAAATGGTAAAATTACATTTTCTAGGTCTAATTCTTCACCTTTTAATTCTTTGTATTGTTGAATAGCACTTTTTTTAAGATAATAAACCAGAGCATTAATACAACCATTAACACCGTCATTTTGATAGTTTTCTAGTAGGGTTTTAGTTTGATCATTATTTAAGCCGTATTTATTACGATAATTATCAATAAAAGTATGAATATCAATTACATTACTAAAATTAAGATTAAGATATTCAACTTTTGATATTTTTACAACGTTAATTGTGTTATTCGTAGTATTAACGACATTATTAACTTGATTTTTGGATTGTATTAATAAGTGTTTATTTTCTAATTCCTTAATTTCTAATTTTCTTTCTAGATTATTTGTTTCAAGCTTCTTTTCAAGGTCCTTTTTATTTAATTCACTTTTCAGTCTTTCAATCTCTAATTTATGTTCATAATCTTTTTTTATTTTTTCAATCTCATATTCATACATAAATTTATTAGTTGATGTATTACAGTTACTTTTGTGTCTAGAAAGACTACTTTTATGATTGTATTGTTTATTACAATTTGGACAAATTAATTTATTATTAAGTGCATTAACAATATTAAGATGTTTTTTAGTATTATTGTGTATCTTTAAATTATGTAAAGTATTTGTAAAATAATTACAAACAGTACAAGTATGCATGTTGTATATATTATTTAACTTAATATATTATTTTTTTATATTTTAACTTTTATATTTTTAATTATTTTTATTTTTATTTTATTTTTAATATTTTTTATGATTTTATTTTTAATATTTTTAAGATTTTTTATTTTATTTATTTTTTAATTTTTTTAGACTTTTTTTGAATTTTTTTAGACTTTTTGGACTTTTTTTTCAGATTTCATGAAAATATTGAAATTATGAAAACTATAAAAAACTACGTGATGTTAGTCCTTAAAAACAATAATAGTAATATTATACATCATTCTAAACCCCTCATATATTATTGTTTTTGTCCTAGTGTATAAGGTAAAAAAGGTTAGCGAAAAGTTAGCGTAGGTTAGCGGAGTTAGCCTAATTTAGCGTGTATGCCATAAAGACTATTAGAATTGCGTGAAGTTATCACGTAGTTTTTAGGCTGTTTTTCATGAAAAAACTAGCACGATTACGTAGGTAGTTAGTAAATTGTCTCTGCTATATCACGTAAAAAAGGTTAGCGATGGTTAGCAGTCCACTTTTTGATGTTTTTTGACTTTTTTTTGAAAAAAATCTTAAAAAAATGGAAAAAAAGTTAAAAAAAAGTTAAAAAAAATGAAAAAAAACAAGATTTTTTTTATGCAAAAAAATATTGATGCAGATTATCTCCTAAAAACTAAAAATCTTGTTTTTTTCTTGTTTTTTTCCAAAAAAGAATTCTCGCGGACCTAATATGCTCTCGTAAATTCATGAGTGCATTTTATAAAATCCTAAAATAATATTTTCAACCTAAAAAAAATAAAATTTTATAAAATATCTTATTATATGTTTAGATGCAAGATGATGCATAAATACATTTTTTACAATAAACAGTCTAATATTTACAATGCATTCTAATAATCTCAATGGAATTTATCACATTTACAATGGTAGTCGTAATCTCAATGAAATTCTACATATTTACAATGATAGTTGATATTTACAATACAATTTATAGTATTTACAATGTCTGTTAATATTCTCAGTGAAAAAGTAGTCATTTACAATGACAATATGATTTCGTTTGATAGTTAATATTTACAATTGAATTCTTCATATTTACAATGTCCATTAATATTCTCAATACATTTATCATATTTACAATGACTTATAATATTCTCAATTGAATTCTTCATATTTACAATGTCCATTAATATTCTCAATACATTTATCATATTTACAATGACTTATAATATTCTCAATTGAATTCTTCATATTTACAATGATATAAAAATTGATAAAAAATTGAAATAATATAATATGAAAAAAGAAATAAGATAAAGTTAAATTATAATATTTAATATTGATTATGTTACTTGAAATTTCCGAAATTATTAATAAACACTATAAAAATATTCGGAATAACTCTAATTATTATATTAAAATTGAGATTGGAAAATTTAGTTGTAGTGAAATATTTGAATTATGTAAGTTTGATATAATTTTTAAAGAACATATTATGAAAAAATATAAATTGTGTTCTAACTCTGAATATTACAGATATCAATACCAAAATCAATATTATCAACGTCAAAGAAATTTTAAAAGCCAATCCTTTACTGATAGTTTGATTGAATCACATATCAAACATGACGATCTTGATTATCGTATTACTCTACATTACAAAGAACCATTGGAAACATTTAGTCAACAAATGAGTTATCATAATATTATTTTTGTTAATGAAATGATTTTGGAACTAACAAGTAATAGCCAAATTCATATTTATGAATGTAATAAAAAATCAGAAAAATGGTTTGAATTCTATTTTAAAATAAACATTCCTTTATCAGAACAAAGTTTAAAAGAAATCAATACCGAAATTATTATACTATCTAACTATTTTAAAAACAAATCCGATAAGAAACATAAGTACCACTCGTTGGACTTGGTCTTAGAATCCGAACAATCTCACCAGGGCGAAGACCTAGATAACGAGCCATTGCATCATCGCGAAGAATAATTGGTAGATTTTCTTGTTTAATATTATATTTAACTAAAAGTTCTTTTTTTTCATTTTCTTCAATCACTTCATGATGAGGAACATCACGATGATTAACAATATTAATTAATAGTTGAGGTAAACTAATGATTTGAACATAATACCCTTTTTGATTGTAAAAATTATTAAGCATTGTTTCAAATGAAGACCCTTGAATATTAATTCTCTCAGGTGCAACTAGAATAAGTTTATCCTCTGGTTTTAGTTGAGTATCATAAATTTGTTCAATAAATGATTCAATAGCACGTGCTGTTTTAATTTTATCTAAACGATATTTAACATATGTGTGTGAATTATCAGGGTTTTTAACAATCATATCAAGAGGACCAACTTCAGCATTAGTAAAACTCTTATCTAAAAGAGATTGTTGAAGCATTTTCTTTAACTCATCTTGATTAAATTTTTCATATGCTGAAACATCAATTTTACGATATTGTAACATTTTAATTAAATTAGTGCGAGTTTTAGTAAGAAATTCAAAATTCATTTTTGCTGTTTTAACTTTCTATAAATGTAGATATTTTTTATATCTTATATGTTTTTAACTTCAATTTTTTATAAAAAAATTTCATTTTGAATTACAGGTTGTCTTTGCTGTTGAGGTTGTTGATGTTGTTGTTGAGGGTATTGTTGAGGGTATTGTTTCATACCACCACTTTGCATTGATTGCATTGACTGTTGAGATTGAAATTGTTGTTGATGTTGTCCTCCTCCATTTTGCATTTGTTGAAAGGGTTGCGGTTGTGATGAAAAAGGGTCATCTTCAACTATTCTATAATTAGGATCTAAATCAATCACTTTAATATCACTACTCTGTGCTGGTGGAGGTGATGGTGATTGAGATTGAGACTGAGGATTTCCACCTGATTGTTGAGGCATATGATATGTTTGCGATTGTGGTTGAGGTGTTTGTTGTGATTGTATTGCTTGATTAGGTGCAAAATACGGTCTATTCAGATTCCCCATAGAGCCACTGATCGGGTCAGGTCTAGCCATTTCGGAAGAACCACCTAATAAATTCTCACCTAAATCATTTAAATCTGTCATACTATTATCTAAATCTATAAAACCACCTCCTCCATTACCACTACCACCACCTTGATTAAATGAAGAACTATCTTGTGTCATACTATCATAATTTTTTAAATCTTTCGGATTTGAAAAAAATGATGAATCTTCCATTCCCTTCTCAATCGATATTTTTGATTGATCTTGTTTCATGTAGTAATCTTTAACTGTATCTAAATAAGAAGACCCTCCGGATTGTTTAATATCAATCTCATTATCTTCATCTTCATTTTCTGTTTCATTTTCACTACTATCAACATCTCTTCCTTTTTTAGATTGTTTATTCATATCTTCAGCGTCTTCATCATCTTCTTTGTTAAATGTAAATCTGTCTTTAAGCATATCTTTTAATTTATCTAATTCTTCAAAATCATCACTACGATCAACAATTGTTTTTTTTACCATATAATTTTCGGATGATTCGTTACGTTCTTCCTCTAATAGTGGTGTTGATTTAGTTGATCTTAATTTAATTGATAATCCCATTGCTTCACATTCTTGAATCATCAATTTAGCACAATAAGGCATATATGCTCTGAAGAATTCAGTTTCACTTTGTTTAAATGTATTAGGACCTAGAATTTCCTGTAACTCTCTTCCTTTATTTTCACCTTGTGATTTATCAATATCTAGAGTTTCAATCACATCATAATTCATTGGACCATCAATATCAGGTGACAAAAAGAGATTTTCAGCCTCATTAACAATCGCTAATCGACCACTGGTTTGACAAACATGAGTATAATATTTATCAGAACGTTCCATCATTGATTCTTTTAAGAAACCTGCAATACCATGTGCAACAATCGAATCACGTTCCATCTCACCAATTCTACCACCACCTCCTAATGCTCTACCAGCTAATGGTTGGCGTTCTCTAGCAGTGTAACCACCACCCATTGTTGACATATCATCTTCATTTCTATGACCAGCAGCACGACTATGAATCTTATCACCAACCATCTGTTTAAAGCGTTGATAAAATACTGGACCAATAAATAGATGTGCTCCCATCTGTTGACCATCAAATCCATCATAGAGTATTTCATTACCGTACCCCTCAAAACCATATTCTTCTAGTTTAGTTGCTAAATCCTCTAAATTCTTAGGTATAAAAGCTGTACCATCACCAACTAAACCTAGAAGTGCACATAATTTTGCATAAGCAGTTTCAATTAAATGACCGTTTGTCATACGCTTAGGAAATGCACCAGGGTTAATAATAATATCAGGACGAATACCACTTTTAGTATGAGGCATATCTTGACGACGCATAGTAATACCTAGAACACCCTTTTGACCATATCTAGAACCAATCTTATCACCAATCATTGGTGAACGTTCTTTAACCGTTCTAATCTTGGCTAATTTTGTTTTAGTATCATCAGTGTAGCAGGTAAATACTTTATCAATTGTTTCACCTTTTCCATGGATTTCAGCAGACATATCCATTGGAGGATCATCTGTTCTAGTAAATTTAACATATTTACCAACAACTATTTCATCACCTTTACAATATGTTCCTTCACGAATAAGACCAAACTCATCTAATTTAGAATAATCTTGATATTTTTTAGGTGTTACTTCATCAGCATCTTCTCTTTGCATCTGTGATTCTGGATTGTAAAAGAATTCAAATGTCCCTGTTTTAGGGTCTTGTTTTTCAGATTGTTCATACCCTTTAGAATATGAAATTTTAAGCATCCCTAAATCAATTGAATCTTGACAACAAATAACCGAATCTTCTTGATTGTAACCAGTGTAAGCACTAACTGCCACAATAATTTGCTGACCATGACCCAATTTATCATTATAAATATGTTTACCAATACGAGTATTTGTTAAAGGTTTTTGAGGATGTGAAAGGACCATACCAGTTGTCTCAATACGATGCATAAAATTTGTTGCATAGATTGAGATGGCTTGTTTTGATTGACCAATACCATAAACATTACGAGGTAATTGATTGTATTCAACAAATGGAATACCTTGTGCTTCTAAACTTAATATCATCGATTCATGTAATTCAACATGAGTATAATCCATAAATTTACTGTCCATATTAAGACTTGCTGATAACATCACATTATTCATATCATTGTTATCAAGATATTCAATCACACCAGAATGTTCTTTCAGATCATCAATTGTATTGGTCTTACTATATCCCATTGTGTGAGGATGATAATATTCATTGTGAATATACGGAATTTTCTTGGTTTTATCTTTGTTACCAACAATCAAATCCATCCAACATTTACCACGGGATTTAACTTCACGAATCATTTTCTCAGTAATTAAAGGTTTATTGTCTTCTAGGATATAGAGAGGTCTTGTACAACGTCCACCATCTGATAAAACAATAATTGTATCTTCACTTATTTTCCATGAAATTGATGTAAAAATATTAATTAACCCATTGCGTCTAAGCAGTCTAATCCATTCAATTAGTCTAGGTGGGTCAGTATGAACACCTAACCAGCGACCATTAAGGAAGACCTTAGTTTGTTTATAAAGTAATCTAGGATGTAAATCGTATAATGGAATTAAACCAGCATCTTCAAGGGCTTTTTTAATTGGTTCAGTTGGAGAGCCAGTTGTAACTTGTGCAAGACATGTAAAATGTTTTTTAATACCTACATTTGTACCATCCATAATTGTCATAGGACATAAATACCCAAATTGAGATGCATGTAAACGACGTTGTCCAATCGGAACTCTGGTTCCACTATCATTTGGAGTCACTAAACGACGCATTTGACCAATGTAACTATAATAGCCACGACGATCAATTTGTTGAATAACACCTTTTTTACTACTTGTTCCACCAGGGTTACTAAGAGTACCAGTTTGGAAACCTTTAATCACAATTTCTTCGGTTGATGTAGGGCTAAAAATGGTTTTAACTGTCCCTTCGTTAACAATGCTGACAATCATTTCACCTTTTAATTCAATATAACCGAACTCAAAGTTTGATGAAATCTTATTACGAACATCGTATTGTAACTGACTAAAACCATCACGAAAAAGATTTGCAATCATATAACCGGATAAATCGACTCTTTTGTATTCAAAAGAATCGCGATCTACTTCTTCCTTGATTCCTAATATAACATTAAGTAATTGATTAACACAGTAGCCTAAATAAAGGGCTTTCTCACGTAAATCATCTCCGACATGGGGATAAAGTGTGTCGTATATCTTTTTGAAGAGAACTGCATAACGTTCTACTCTATTACGTTGAATATCACCACCTTCATTACCTTCGATTTTCTTAATGAATTTTTCAAGATAATTAAGTGCAGTTAATTGGTCAAAGATTTCCTTACTATCTTCATTATCTATCGAAGGAGTAAGGAGACGTAAACCTTGTTTGGCAAATTCATCATCAACATTATGAAAAATACATTCAAAAATTTCTTTGTCTGTTTCAATACCTAGAACACGAAATAAAACAAATAGGGGGATAAATTTACCACCTGATTCAGATTTACCTGATTTGAAGTAAGGATTTTCAACAACAATTTCACCTGTTTTTTCAACAATATGCAAATATGTATTTCTAGCATAACGAAATTGTGCAGGTGTTGATTTTACTTCAGCTGTCCATGTAAAATCCGGATTACCTGATTTATTAATATAAAGTGTATTTTCTGATTTACGTTCTCTTGATACACAGACTTTTTCACGACCATTGATAATAAAATAGCCACCATGATCATAGGGGCATTCACCTAACTTCTTTAACATTTCATTACTAACACCTGAAAGAGGACACATCGATGAATGTAACATGATAGGCACTCGACCAATGTTAATTTCTTTAAAAACAAATGGACTAAATTGTTGAAAAATAACTGTATCTTTGTCTTTAATAATGTATTCAATCTCAATATCGCAAAAAACATTGAATGCATATGTCAGATTCTTTAATCTAGCTTCGTTAGGATACATTGGTTTGACTTCATCTTTCATTGAATTATACATCACCGGACGACTAATATTGACTTGATCACGATTTCTGCCACCATAATAAATATTAATTAAATAGGTAATATCTGCATTTTCTTTATCAATTAAAACAACTACTTGAGGGTTAGTTTGTTTATTATTAAAAATATCATAAATCTTATTATTCACGAAATCATTATAGGAATCTAAATGATGTTTGGTTAAATATTTGGGGGTAGTCTCGAAGTAATTGGATATAATACTCCATGTGTCTTTTTCCAAATCCATAATTAAAAATTTATTCTCTTTATCTTATTCTAATAAATTATTATAATAATTTTAGACCTTTTTTAACTCAAACAAAAATTTTTTCTAAATAATATATAAAAATGAAAAAACAAACTCAAACCAAAAAACGTCAAAATCGTTCTCGTTCTAAGAAACACAATAGAAAATCTATTAAGGGTGGTGGTGATCTACGATTGATAGCAGGCGGTTTGTATACGATATCAAACCCCCATCAAGGTTATGATTTACCCAATGTAGTACTTATGCTAGTCAGAAAAGTAGGACCTGTGTATACCTTTCGATCTATATATAATCCAAGAGATGAAGTAGAATTAACAAGAGAACAAATGAAGCATAATAATTTTACTATTACACAAATAGAACTACCTGTCGAACATTTCGATGCAGAAATCATCAATTAATCAATAATAGTAATATTAATCTTTAATCTTAGTTGATAAACACACCCATTTAATATTTGAGTTACTAGAACTAAAATCTAGAATAGGAATATGCCAACCATTCATATGTTCTTGAACACCAAGTGTATATAGTGATGGTTTATTAATATTCAGTCCTTGATATGAAGCAATCTGATTATCTTTCCATCTTTTAAATATTTTTTCATCTAATTTATCAACATGATGATCTCTCATCATATCATTTGTAATAACAATTGAATTTTTAATCATAAACCCAGAAAGTAACCAATAGATGTCATCATTTTCATTATATGGTGTATAATAAATCATTAATTTTTCAGGATCGAATGCATAATCTTTAAAATGAATGCTTCTACTTTGATGTAGAATTAAAAGAATAAATACATTTGATGTTTTCATACTGGTTATAAAATTAGTAATTGGATGAGAAGAAAATTCACCACTTTCGGAATGCCCCATATTACCACCATCAATAATTAAAGTTTGTTTATTAATAACATTAAGATTTCTTTCTGATTCAATAATACCCTTAAAAAGAAGAAGATTATTTTTTTCATTATGCTTTTTAGGTTTTAATTCATTTTTAGAATAAACAGTTAAAAGATCGTTAATTAATACTTTTCGATCATTAAATATTAATTGATGTTTTTTAAGTTGATTGTTACATATGGAACAAGTATTATTCATATTATTCTCAATACCAATATTAAAAGATTCTAATTTATAATTTGGTAACCATTCTAGGAGTAGTTGAACAATCTCATTATTAAGAATCATATCATTTTCACACCAAATTTCAAACATCTTTTTAATTTTTTCAATAATAATATACATATTATCAGAATCTAATTTATCCAATTTATCCAATTTATCCAATTTATCCAATTTATAATTTTTAAAAGCAATTAATAAATGATGAAATTGTTCTATAGTAAAGACATTATTATATTTATCAAACAATTCAATCAATACTTTAAAATAGTCCCTTTCTAGATACGTATTCTTCGAAAGATTTTCTAAAATTGGTGCAATTGTTCGTGTTTTAATTGGAATTTTATATTTATTCATTTCGGTTAAATAATTAATTGCATTAGATGTATTATTAATATTACAAGAAATACGAATCATAAGGGGGTAGCTAGAAAGGTCATGTTTCCAATTATTGGACTGATAAAAATTAATCAGATGATTATAATATTTTAAAACAATATGATGGTCATTAATTGTTCCTAGAAATGAAAGAAAGATGTCAATATGAGTCTTTTTAATATCTTTCACTGGATTTTGAATTATTTGATCTAGTAATAAATAAATGGATTCATGATTCTCTGATTTAATTGTTTTAATAAGATTAGTATGAAAAGACATATAGTATTATTATGAAAATAATATTATTCGAGTAAGAGTATTAAAGTTAAAAAATCAATTTTATGTTAAGTTAGTTTTATTTGCCTCTGGCTTTTGCTTTGAGAGATTTATAATATTTACTTCTTTTTGTTGTAATATCTTTGCTTATACGACCAATTAGAGTTGCCTTTTTAGTCAGACCTTTTTTATTTTTATTTTTATTGTAAATAGAGACTTTTCTTTCTTTTGCTAATGAACGAAGTTGAGACATTGGTATTTTTTCATATTCATAGTTGATATCACAATTAACTGTTTTATTACGACGTTTGCCTTGTTGTGAATAAATTGAACTAGTGCAAACAGCATAGGGATTAACAGGACTTTTATCTCTAACTTTTAAAAGACAGGAACAATACTTTCTTTCACGTTTTGTTAAATTAGCACGTTTCTTAAATATATCGCTTGGCATATTATTTAATAATAAGATAGAAAAAATGAAAATATAATAAAAAATATTTTAAATATTATTATATTTTAATTCAAAAGTAATTAATTATTCATCATCAGATGATTCTTCTTTAGCATCATCTTCTTCTTCACCTTCTTTACCTTCTCCTTCTTCATAATTTTTAGTAAAAGATTCAATTGTAGAATTCATACGAACAGTCTTGAATGCTTTTTCATGAGCATTTCCAGTTTCATCGTCTTCATCTGTATCATCATTATCAGATGGTAAATTCATACTAGCCATATAATCTTCTACTTTCTTTTTAACTGGTTCAATCTTTTTCTTTTCAATTGGATTCTTACGGATATTAGCTCGTTTGTATTTTAAGAATGGATTAATGATCTTTGCAACATCAATCATTAAAGGATATGAAACATCAGATGAAATTGTATCGTCATCAAATGATACAATTTCATCTGGATCATTCGGATTTTTAGACTCTACATCTAAATCAATTTTAATAACCCCTAAACGATTAAGAGCAGGAACAATGTTTTTAACAAATGGATCAGATAAATCAACAAATGCATGAGCAGCACGTTCAGAATTAGTTCCGCATAATAGAATATGAGAACCTTTCTTATTGGTATATGTAAGACCACCAGAAGTGATATGAAATGAATTACCCATGTAATGACCACGAGAAATGCATGTTCCTACGCCGGTAGAACCATTTAGTGTAACAATGATAAAACCATTGCTATCAAATGTCAGAGTTTTAACCCAACTAACAAAATCATCAAAATTATTAATAGTTGGTGAATAATCATCCGATTTTTTTAAATGTTTTGGTCGTCCATTTGGTAATTGTTCTGCTTTATTAATTCCAGCTAAACTCATAAGAACAATCAGAAGACCTTTACTCATTGTTTGGTTATCTTCAATTACATAATTTGATTTAACAAGTTGTGCAGCAGGAAGACTATTGAGACTACGATTCGGGTCATGAGAACGCCGTTTCTTTTGCATTTGCTCAGACGTTGAATTAATTTTAACAGCTTTACTATCAGAGGCTGAGGCAGCACCTTTGGGGGCTTTAATCGGCATTATCAAGTGTATAATCTGAATAATATAATATTATTAATCTTATGCATTTATACTTTCAATTTTTTTTTAATAAAAACAAATATAAAAATAAATCTATAATATAAAAATAATAGAACCAAAACATAATGTCATCCTATTTAGAAAAAAAAACAATTATTAATGAAGTTTTAATTAACCTAGAAGGGATAGTTAAATCATTTCGTATCAATTTAGACAATTTTTCAACTCTTGTTATCAAAGTCATGGAAAATCTAAAGACCTATACACAATTAACAGCATCAAATCGGTATCAATTAAGTATTGAAATTTTAATGAAAATCATTAATGATATGGAATTAGAAAGTGAACAAAAAGTTTATTTATTAGGAACAATTCCTTCAATGGTTTTTGATTTTGCAGATATTAATTCTAGAAAACTTGATTTATCATCACCAGTACCTGCACTGTCACCTTCCCCATTATCTTCTAAACAATCTAAATTAACAAAAAATACAGAAATATTACAACCTCTACCAACTCCTCCATCAACTCCTTCATCAATTCAAACAAATGATATTAAAGATGTTATTCCAGAAGAAAATAATAATATGAATGAATCAGTCAATAATATTGAATTAATTAGTGTTAAACCTTTACCAAAAACTGATAATGAACAAACCAAAAAAACAGAAAATAATGTTCATAATTTAGAGAGTATTGTCAATGAATTATATAATTCAATTTATAATATGATTACAATGGAAGAAATTAATCCTGTCGAAATTCCTGTCCAATTAATTACAATCGTTACAAAAACGGTTCAAGTTATTAATAAATATTCGGATCTTAAGGGTAGTGAGAAAAAGCAATTAGTATTAAGTGCTTTTGATAAATTAAATAATAATATTGATGTTATCTTCCCAACAATTTCAGAACAAGATAAAAAAATGATTAAACTAGCCTTATCAACAATTCCATCCTTAATTGATAATATTATTTCAGTTATCAATATGAAATATGATATTGATTTTGAAAATCTAATAAAAAAAACAAGTGCTTTATCTAAATTATTTTGCTGTTTTATGCAGAAATAGTTTTTTCCATTAAAACAAGAATCAATTTATCGTTATCATTTAATTTACAAAAAATAGGTGTTTTATCTGTAATTTTCCAATAAGATGCTTTTTCATTATTAAATTTCAATCCTTTCATAACTATGAAATTATCAGTTACTTTTACAAATTGTCCTCCTTTTTTAAGTTCAAAATCATTAGTTGTGCTATCCAAACTTAAATATCTAATATAATCTCCTGAATCTAATTGGTCTAAAGTTTCAACATAAAAATACTCTTTGAGTGTTTCTTTAATCATATCATATTTTTCAAGATCGTCTTGAGTCTTAAGTTTTCCATTAATTATTTTATCTAACATTAATTCTCTAATTATTGTCATTTCAGTCATAGAACCAAATTTATATCTTTGAACCATATCATGATCTAAAATATCCTGTATAAGCTTTTGATTATTAATATCTTTTTCACGACGATGCTTTAATAAATCCATTTATATTCTTTTATTTCCTTTTATATTATCATATTATTGTTTTTCTTTTATTTTTTCTTACAATCCAATCCAATTATGATTATTTTTCATTTGTTATACAATATTCATAACTCTTTCTATTTTATGACTAATAATTTTAGGTGTAAGATAAGGTGGTTTAATATATTCTGGTTTTAAATCACAATTGTATGGGAGATTTGTATTAAATGTCTCTTTAAGATCATCTAATAATAATTGATTTTGATTTTTTAATGTACTATAAAGAATTGTAAGCCCTGATGAGATTTGATTTTTATTTTGTTTTTTTTCCATACGTTCTTTAATTTGGGAGAGACGTTTTTGTCTTTCAATCATAGCTGTAAGAGTTCCTTTTTCATTAAACTCTCTCTTAGGTTCGTTTTTAACTTCCATTTTAAAGTATTTAAGTATATTAAACATTGATTAAATAATATGTCAAATCAATTTTTTGATTTAAAAAACAGTATTAAAGAGTTTTTAAAGTTAGATGAAGAAATTAGATCGCTATCCAAAGCAAAATGCGACAGATTACGTAAAAAAGAACAAGTTAATAAAGAAATTACTTCATATTATAAATTAAATAATATTAAAACACTTGATTTAACTTTTGATGGTAATAAACATTTGCTAGAATTAGTAGAGACTGAAAGACATCCATCAGTTAATCAGAAATTTCTTAGAGATGCTTTAGTCAAATATTGTAATAATGATAAAATTGTTGATAATATGATTAATCATATTTTGAATGAAAGAGAACAAACCACTTCATCTTCATACAAATTAAAGGTTGTAACAGCAATGAATAAAAAACCAAGTAAAAATGCAATGGATTTAATTAACGAAAATGAAAAATCCAAAATTCAAGAGAGATTTATGAAATTAGCAGAATATGCAATTGCAAAAGATGGTATTAAAGATTTTAAACCAATGCAAATTGAAAATGTTCAACCCCAACAATTACCACAATCCCAACAACTATCCCAACAACTACCCCAACCATCCCAACAACAATTAAAAGAAAAGGAGTCAGTTCAAAGTCAAAGACAAAGAACAGTATCAATTGGTCATTCGGTTCATGAAGAAGAAACTGATTATGATGAAGGTACAAGTTATGTTGATACTGAATATGAAGAAGATGAAGTTGATTTGGATGAATTGCCTGTGGAAGAAACTGGTTATACTGAAGACCCTCCACAACTTGAAGAAAAACTAGATAAAAATAATACAATTCGTAATTTAATTTATAATAAATTAGATTCATTAAAATCTGAACCAGTTGGTGCAATTCCAGTTCCAAAAACTCAATTAACACAAGAACAAATTGTATATCGATTAAAAGATTTAGAGGTTAAAGCAATTAACAGTTGGAAATCATTAGATGTATTGTCTTCTAAATATCCTGTTCTAGAAAAGTGGTTATTATTACAAAAAGAAAAAATTAAATTGTTAAAATTAAAAGACCAGATGAATAAAGATTCATTTCATGAAATGTATTCTAAAATTAATCAAACTGAATATGACCAAAAATCTACTTATCCGGACGATGTTAATAAATTAAGAATGGATATTATAAATTATTTACAATTTAGATTTAAGAGTCTAAGTTAGAATAATTTATTAATTGTCTTTTCTAGATATTAAAATATAACAATTAAATGGAAAATACTAAAGTGAAACAAAAACAATCCATTAATAACCCACAAAATCAAAATAACCCAAATAATCAAAATAACCAAAATAACCCAAATAATCAAATCAATCAAATCAATCAGATAAATCAACCAATACAAAATAAACAAACAATACAAAATAAACAAACAATACAAAATAAACAAAAAAATGTAACTCAACTAAATAAAAAATTAAGTCAAAAAATAAAAAAAAAAGATAATAACACAAATTGTCAATCAAAACAAAAAATAAAAGTAAATAATAGCAGTGTACAATCTGGTAATGGTAAAGTAATATTTAATTTAAAAAATAATTATACTGAAAAATTTTATTGTCCTCAAATGGCTATTGCTAAAATAACAAAACCTCAAAATATTAATTTAGAATCAATTCCTGATTTACCTGAAATTCCTTTAGACACATTGTTTGGTAATCAGTAAAATGTTTTCGTAGAATAATTTTGATATCCTTATAAATTTCTTCATTCGATTTATTATCATCTGCACCTAGAGTAAAGCCTTTATAAATATTTTCAAAATCTTTAATATCAATACCACCTTCAAATAATTTAAATAATATTTTTTTATAAATTTTATCATTTGTATTAAATTTCTTTGATTTTAATATATTCCAGACTAATTCAATCAAATATGATAAATGAGAATTAGAATAAATCTGCAATGAAATACCAATTTTCCAAAATCTTTCCATGATATGAGGATTCAAATAAAATATACGTTTTCCAGTAAAATCCCAACTTGATGTTCCCTCAGGAGTCTTTCTAGCCAATTGATTAACAACATATTTAGGACCAATAATTTGATTAACCCCCTGATAATTCTCTAATGAACCAACTTTATTTTTCCAATAATAATCAGCATAAATTTCACCATCAACCAAATATTGACTAATTTGGCTTAATGATTTAATTTTTTCTATATTATTGACATTTAATTTTGTAATATTTTCAGTAAAATTTGAATAAAATGACATTGAAATAATATTCATGTCAGTTTCATATAATCTCAATGTCTCTTCAAAAGAAGTTTCTTCCAACATTAGTTTATTGAGAATCTCATTTAAATCCAATTTTTTATCAGTTGTCGTTAAAATATCAATTTCTTCAAATGATTTCATTGTAACATGACGTTTACCCTTTTTATCAGGTTTTACTAATTTAATCAAATATGATAATTTATTAGAAACTTGTCTAAAATCAGGTTCAGATTTGTTAATAATCTCTTTAATAACACCTTTATCAATATTTAATTTTTCGCCAATTGCAACTCTCTCCAAAAATTTATGTAAAGTTTCTTTAGATGGTTGTTTAATTGTCAATTCCATCGAAAATTTACGGATTTTATCAATTTTATTACAATCAGCATCATTTGCAATACAAATAATCGGATATTTAAAACGATCCGGTTTATTAGCCTCAGTCATAGTTAAAAATGTAGTTAAACCATCTGAGATAGAACTTCGACTATCAATCCCATCAACTTCATCCATAATAATACCTTTTTTAATATCTTCACATCCTTCAAAGAAACTTAAAATATTACCTTTGTTAAAAGGTTCTAAAAAGTCTTTAATTTCTTTACCTGATCTAGCTTCACTAGCATTAAATTCATGATAATCATATTTATAATGTTTAAAAAGTAAATGAGCTAATGTGGTTTTACCAATACCTGGTTTTCCTGTTAAGAGAAGAATAGCAGGAGTTTTTTTAACTTTATTTCTAAAATTTTCTAACCAAATTAAAGCTTTTTCAATATTATGATTGTCATCAATATATTCTGTTAAAGATTTAGGTGCATAAATATCAACCCATAATTCACTTTCTTTAGCTGGGTCAATTTCCACATTTGATTGATAACTTAGATTTTTCAATGAATCATTGTATTCTTTTTTATATTTTTTTTGATCTTCTTTACTAATTGCCCATCCAGATTCAGTATCTTCTTCTTCTGGTTGAATCTTTTTCTTAACTTTTTTAGACATGATTATCAATAAGTAATTAAGTAATAGTAATAATAACTAATTATTATAATTATGATAAGTCTTAAATTTAAAAATTTATTCAATTTTATCAAAGTACTATCAAAGCAATATCAAAACAATATCAATCAATTTAACATTAGATCTAATGTTATTATTAAATGAGTACTACTACGGGTGTCTTAATAATTAACGAGTTTGGGAATGGTTTTGTAAATAGTTCAGATAAAACAATTTATATTAAAAAGAAAGACTTAAATAAGGCTTATCATATGGAAATTGTCGATATTGAATATTATGAAGAAAATGGTATGTATTTTGGTAAAGTTATTAATTATTCATTAATTGGTAAAAGTTTTGTAGGTTTAGTGTATAATTTTTATAAAGGAGATGTTTTTGTATTTGTTCCAGAATTAAAGAAAAATAATCTGATATCAATCAATACAAGTGTTAAATTAAAGAAAAATGATTGGGTCAGGGTTAATATTGTATCTGAAGATGATAATAAATTACAAGGTGAATTTATCAAATTATTACCAAATATTTTAGATGATATTATTGAAGAAAAATTCAATTTAAATCAAATTGAAACTGAAACTGACCATGCAGTTAAAGAATTCAATAATCTGAATTCAACTCACACTCATATTCATATCGACCAAACAGATTTGGATACATTTACAATTGATCCTTTTACATCTAGAGATTGTGATGATGCTTTTAGTATAAAAAAAATAAATGAAATAATTCATATTTATGTTCATATTAGTGATGTGGCTCATTATATTAATCCTAGTAATCCATTATTTGAAGAAATTATCAGTCGTGGTAATACATACTATGGTAGTGAGAAGAATTGGACAATGATACCTCGAAAATATGCTGATGATGTTTGTTCTATTCTACCTAATAAATCAACACATGTTGTAACTAGTGAATTTATTTACGATGATGTGAATCATAAATTAGATTATATTAATACATATTATTCCATTATTAAATCTAAAAATAAATATTGGTACGATTTGGTAGATCAGAATTTTAATATTGATACAAGATTTCAAATAATTTATAATAGTTCACAAATAATTAAAAAGGATATGAATGATCTGATTTTAGTTGATGAAACTAAATCACATGAGATGGTAAGATATTGGATGATTCATGTTAATCAAATTATGTGTCTGGAAATAAAAAAATTATATCGTAGTAATCCTGCACCACAACCTATATCTGGTCAATTTGAATTAATAAAAAAATATCAAGAATCTCATAAGCAAACAATTTTATCTGATTCTAGAGAAAACATTGTATCATTTTTAAAAACTAATAATAATAAATTATGTCAATTTATGGTTAAATGTCTTCTGGTAAAAGCATCTTATACAACGGAAGACCTTTCACATTACGGAATTGGTATATCAAATTATACTCATTGGACTTCTCCAATCCGTCGTGCATCAGATTTAATTAATCATTGTTTATTTAAGGGTTATGATATAAATGTAGCATCCTATCTAGAAAATATTAATAATTGTGAAAATACTCAAGATAAGATTGAAGCATTTATTTTGAATTACAATAATTATAAGAATCTCAAAATCGGGAATGAACACATATATTTGGCGATTATTTTAGATATATTTCCAAATAGTATATCAGTTTTTATCAATAAATTAGATAGTAAATATACGATTCATATTTCCAAACTATCAAAAGATAAACTGATATTTGATAGTATGGAAAAATTATTAAAAAATGATAAGATAGAATACAAATTATTTCAAGAAATATCACTTGTGATTGATAAAATTAATTTTGACAGTATTGAATTTTCTCTAAAACCAAATTAACAAATGCACTTTTCAACTTTTATTTAAAAATAAAAAAAAAAGAAAAAAAAGAAAAAAAAGGCTCTTTTTATTTTGTTTTAAGAGTTTTTAGAAAAGGATGATGCGAGATATACATCGGTGTCCTAGTTCTAGTCCAAGTAGGGGATGCCGTCAAGGAAGTTGTTGGGGTCGCGGTAGACAGCGACCATGAGTTCCAACTTGACCCGCGTAAAGTAGATCACTTCCTCCTTCGCCTCGTCGAGCTTGCTCTGGAGGTTGTCGGTCTTTACGGAGGCTTCGTTGTGGCGAAAGGTCAGCATGGCAAAGTTCGGATCGTCGTCGGAGACTTGCGTCAAGCGGCGTGCGATGTACTCCAGCTTGTTGCAAGCGTCCTTGTACTTCTTTTCAGCTTTCCAGACCCGAATGTTGGCATAGTCCGCGGATTTGTCCAGACGGACAATGCGGTCGCGAATGTCGGCAGGGCACTGAAACATGATCGAAAAGTCTCTCAGTAGTAATCATATTATATTAAATTTAATATAATCAATTTTCCTTACTAATACCTATGTAAAAATATTGATTTTTAAATAAAAATAATAAAAATAATAAAAAAAATATCCCTTTTTATTTTGGTTTATAAGGTTTTTTGACGCGGGATGAGCGTCGGGTGGGGTGTCGCGTAAAAGCAGCTACTCCGTCCAGTTCTCCTTCTCAGCCTGGATGGCGTCCTTTACCGCTTGCAGCTCAGCCATCTTTGCCGTGAAGCGCAGGCGGACGAGCTCCTCGTCGTTGATCGAGATGTTGTTCCCACCAGCAGCCAAGAGCTCCTGGCAAATGGGGTCTGCCTCCTCTTGGACCTTGCGGAGCTGGGATTCCAGCTGGCGCATGAGCACATAGTGGGGGTGGAGCGACATGTCGAAGAGTAGACGTTTGTGTAATATTAATATATGAGTTTTAATAAGATCAATTTTTTATATTAGTTATAATCTAAAAAGGTCTAAAAATTTAATTTTTCATCTTTTTCTCCAACTAATTCACCAATCATAGTATATAATTTGTTAATTTTATTATCTTTTTCAATAATTTGATTTTCTAATTGTCGAATTTTAAGTAATAAATCTTCAATCATATCTAAATCATAATTCATTTAAATAATCAATTAATCAATTAATTTAATATAAATAATCTAAATATAAAATTCAATTTTATTGTATTGTTGACTTAAGAGCAATAGTTGATTCTTTGAGAGAATGATTGGTAAGAATATAACATAACATACGGTCATATTCAGGCATTGGTATTTTTCCGGTTACTGCGACACCATCTTCAATAAATCGGTTAGTGATTTGTTTAAATTCCACGATTGCAGGATTATCATCTGGAAAGCCTAACTCTTTCATTTTTTTGAAAGCTTTAACAATTTCCATGACTCTTTGACTTTTGTCTTTTTGATTTCTTGATGTTTTAGGTTTAATTACTTTTGATTTATCGGATTCCATTCTAAAGTTATAAAGTTATTTAGTTAAAAGAATATGTAGGTATTTTATTTATATTTATTCTCTCATTTTCATAATAAAATAAGATTAATTAATATTATTTATTTAAAATAAAAAAATGACCGGATCATTATTAGCATTAGTCGCATTAGGAAAACAGGATGGAGAATTCATTGGAAATCCTGAAATTAGTTTTTTTAGAAATGTTTATAAACATCATACTCATTTTTCAGTTGAATCAATACCAATACATTTTGATCAAGGTTTAGTTTTTGGTAAAAAATCAACAGTTGTCATACCTAGAAAAGCTGATCTTTTAAGTAGAATGGTTCTTGAATTAAGATTACCAGCATTAAGTCCAAATGCAAATGTTAGTTGGATTAATGCAACTGGACATTCATTAATTAAAGAAGTTACAATAGAAATAGGTGGTGTTAAAATAGATTCACAAACTGGTGAATTCATGGATATTTTAAGTCATATTGAATTGAATGATGCAAAAAAATGGGGTTATTATACTATGATTGCTAAACACGAGTTATATACCAGATTTTCACAAACTGGTGAGACAATCCTATTCATACCATTACAATTCTGGTTTTGTAGACATATCAGTCAAGCTTTACCCATGGTTGGTCTTCAATACCATGAAATCAAATTCACCCTTACATTAAGGGATTTTGATGAATCATGGTATTCTGGACCAGATATGACAGATAGACCAGATACTATCTATAACATTAATGGTTTCTTACATTGTGATTATATTTTCTTAAGTAATCAAGAGAGACGATTTTTTGCTAAAGAAGAACATAGATATCTTATTGAACAAGTACAAATGTATGATGGTAACGGTGTTGCTAGAAATACAGTTAATGACAATATTAATGTCTTTTTTAATCATCCTGTCAAAGAATTATTTTGGATATATAAAGCTGATGCAGTCCGTAATACAAATGATTGGCTTAATTTCAGTAAAACCATGAATTATATTGAAAATCATGAAGATCCACAAGAACCAATTAAAGCATGTCAATGGAAAATTAATGGACACGATTTAATGGAAGAAAAGAGTGGTGCATATTTTAGACTAGTTAATCCATACAGATATTATAATCGTATCCCAGACAACTTTGTCTATGTTCATTCATTTAGTATGGAACCACACCGTTTTCAACCTTCAGGACATCTGAATTTTTCAATGTTAAATTCAGTTGTTTTATCATTAACTTACACTGATAATATACCAGATGGTTCTGTTACTGTTTATGCCAGAAACTATAATATTTTAGAAATTAAAAATGGACAAGCTGCACTACTATATAGTGCTTAAATGATTATATTAAAAAATCATAAGTACTTAAGAAATTCTAATATTTGGTAGGAAAAAATTATTTGGACCTTGAGAGTTAGTTAAATTTATACCAGGTGGTAAATTATTAGGTGCAGGTGTTACATTACTATAAGATCCTCCAAAAACACTAGAGTCATAACCTGTTACTGTTGTTCCAGATGAGCGGGTTGGTGATAATGTAGCTGCAACATTAGATGTTGGAGTAGGTAGTAATGTAGCTGCAACATTAGATGTTGGAGTAGGTAGTAATGTAGATGAAACAGTTGTATTAGATGTTGGAGTAGGTAGTAATGTAGCTGCAACATTAGATGTTGGAGTAGGTAGTAATGTAGATGAAACAGTTGTATTAGATGTTGGAGTAGGTAGTAATGTAGCTGCAACACTAGATGTTGGAGTAGGTGTTGGTTGATTACATGTCTTTTCATCCCCATTTAGATCAATATAAGTTGATAGTTTATTGACTTTTTGATTCATATCTACACCTACACATTGATCAGAAGATTGACCTTTTACAAATTTTATAATAAAATCTAATAATTGAATACTAAAATTATACGAAGATGAAGTTGGGTCTACAATTGCTGTTGATTCATCAGTTAAAATTATAGGATTTGATAAAATTTTAGGATCATCGAATGATAAATTTTTTTTAAGTATACATTTAATTTGTGTCATTAATTGTTCATCAGTATAAATTAAAGCTTCTAATTGAGGATTTCCTGATGAAATCTTATAAATTTCATGATACACAGTCATTAATGATTTGATAGTTTTCATAAAATATATGGAATGAGCATCTAGTGGGGGTGGTGTAGTATTTGAATTACCACACCCAAAATCAAACATATGTGTTCTAAGTATTCTAACACTCAAATCTAATGCAGGTAAAATTAGTTCTTCTAATTTACCATAAACTTCTTGACCATGTAAGTCAAGAAATTCTTTTGTTAATGCTAAATAGGTTGCAATTTTTCCGGGTTCAGGTTCGTATTCTCTATCAAATGATATAGTAACTAATTCTTCTAATTTTTGGTTTAATAATTCTTCTTCAGGTGATAAAGTTGGATTTACGAAGACTTCTTGTTTTTTATTATATAAAATATAGATTATTACGAATATTAATAATATTCCAATTACAACATTAGCATTAATTTTTTTTAAATTAATAAGCATTTTAAGTTTATTATATTATATGAAAAAAATTTCTAAATTAAATATAAAATACAATAAAAATGCCATCTATTCTAGGTATCAAAATGACTCACGCTCCAGTTCTTTCAATTATTGTGATGATATTAATTGTCACAATGCAATTAGTTAATAAATTTCTGTTTATTGACAAAGAGAAACATAATATTTTATTAACATTAATAAAACAACGGCAAGAATTAGCAATTACAATGCCTTTTTTTCAATCGGGCTCAATTGATATGTATAAAATGAAAAAATATTCACCATATAAAATTGTAATGATGACAATGTATTATTTATCTTTATTAGTTGGTCTAATGTTAACAGAAACTGTCTTTGGAAGATATAATATGTTACTTCTTTTATTAATTGGTGTTGGAATTAATTTTGTTGTTCCTATACTTGATAACCTGACATGCAAATTCCGTCATCAGGTTGTATTTACACAAGTATCTAGTGGAACTACATTATGCTGTGGTGAGCCCATTACATGGTATTATGTTGGTATTATTGCATCAATCTTATTGAATTATCATTTCTTATCAAACAAAAAAGTTAGCACATCATTATTTGTCTTTATCTATTTTATAATTGGTTTCTTATTAACATTTGGACAATTTAAATTCTTAGAAAATCAAAATGAAGAATATTTGTTAGGATGTACACCTTTTATGACTGGATTTGTCCCATATTTACTAGGTGGTGCATTTACATTTGGTAGTTTAGGATTATTATTTACTAAATTCTAAAAATATATTGTATTATTTTAAATGATATTTAAAAAAAATAAAAAAACAAATAAGAAAAAAACAAAAAAATATCAAAAAGAAAAAATAGTAATCAAAAAGGAGGTAAATTTCGTATTCAAGATATATTAAATATAAGTAATATAATTGAAATTATAAAGAATCCACATCTATATCATTATGAAGTATGTGGGACCATAGATCCCAAAAATCCGGTTAATCATATATATGATAAAAAGGGAGATTTTACAATTGATAGTAATGGAAAACGTCGTGCATATTGTAATCAACCAACTGAAAAACCAATCATATGGCATACACATATGCGAAATGATAAATATTTTCCAAGTTTAGAAGATATAATCAAAGTCTTAAAACATAAAAAAATTAGAACATCTTATATTTATACTGAATATGGATATTGGATTTTAAATAATTTAGAAAATGCTGTTGATAATAATGTTTTAAATAATCTAGAAAATGCAAATGATAATAATGTTTTAGTTATTCCAGAAGAATTAAAAACAAGCATACAATATCATTTAGATATATTTTATCATAATACAAAAAAAGGTCGTAGTTATAGAAAATCTGCGATTGATGAATTAATTTTTTTATTAAATGATACAATTCAAACTAGTTTTCCTCAATTTAATATTGAATGGTTTAATTATTGAAACATTAATATGAAATTTCTTCTGATAAATCGATACATGTAAAGATTGCTGTTCTGCAACAATAACGAACACAACCAATTTCATCTAGAATTTTTCCAGCAATTGTTTTTTCAAATTCATTAACACTTAAATTCATGAATTCTTCATCTTCTTCATTTAATGCAATTTCTTTTTTAAATTTTTCTTCACGAAGACGACGTAAGTAATATTTCCATTTGTTACCAATAATTTTACCACAAGTAAAGCAACGTACAGGAATAAGCATTAGTAATTTATTAATATACTTTTATAATTGTCTTAGATTATTTTATTTATAAATTTAATTTTTATCAATTCAATTTTATATTTTTTATTTTATTTTATTTTTTATATTTTTATGTATCTAGAAATAATTTAAAAACAAGTTACTAATATATATATGTATATAAATATTACTATTTACTATAATGCCTCCTAAATCCGATAAACCTAAAGTTATTGATATTTATTTTACTGATGTTGAAAAATATCAGAAACAATTTGGACCTAAAACTGCAGTTTATATTCAAGTTGGCGATTTTTATGAAATTTATGGTGCTGAATTACCTGATGGAAGTCGTATGGGTATTTTAGACCAAATCGCTGACGCATGTAATTTAACTGTTTCTCAAAAGAAAGTATGTCTTGGTGTGACTAATGACGCTAAAGTCTATATGGCTGGTTTTCCCGTTTATATGCTTGATAAATTTGTTAACATTCTAGTTGATGAAGTAGGTTGGACTGTTGTTGTTATTAAACAAGACGAACAATGTGCTGGTACGACACGTTCTGTTGAAGGTATCTATTCACCTGGAACAAATATTCGGACTTCCCAAGATAGTAACACAATTGTAATGATTGTCCTCGAAAAAGTCAAAAGTCGGATTAATAAAGGTACATCCACTTTATACATCGGTATGTCATCATTAGATTGTATTACGGGTCACACAACAGTCTATGAAACCTTTTCATATGATCAAAATAATATGCTGTCATATGATGAAATCCAGAAATTTATTTCGGCTAAAAATCCCCGTGAAGTCCTAATTGAAACAATGAATCTAGAGATTGATGAAAATGATTTAACAAATGCCCTTAATCTAGGAACTCGTCCAACACGTTTTAATTTTATTAAATATGGTAAAGTAGAAAAATCAATTACCACACAATGTAAATTCTTTGAACAAATCTATTCTCATAAATCAAAAGTTTCAATCATTGAATTTCTAGGTCTTCAATACAAGGAATATGGTCGTTTAAGTCTGATGCTTCTTCTTCGTTACATTATGGATCATTCTAACATTATGTTAAACCAGATTGGTAAAACAGAGGTTTGGGAAATGAACACCCAACTTATTTTAGCCAATAACTCTCTTGAACAACTTAATATTATCGAGAATCGCTTTAATAACCGTGAGCCATCTTTGATCAAAATCCTTGATATGACTAGTACTGTTCTGGGTCGTCGTGGGTTTCGGAATCGTCTTCTTAACCCAATTCGCGACACTGAAATCCTAAACCAACGTTATTCTGAAATCAAAGAATTCATGGATTATCAAAAAGATGGTAATCCTTCTAAGTTATTATGTTTAGAAATTGAATCAACTCTTAAAAATATTCGTGATCTAGAACGTCTTCATCGGCGAATTGCGATGGGTAACTTGATGCCAATTGAACTATCTGGTTTAATCATTTCATACAAATCAATTATTGATTTATTTACTATTATTAAAAAAGTCAAAAGTGAACAAATTAAAGAGAAATTTCTTCCCGACAATGAAGATTGGAACAAATTCATTTCACTTTTTGAAAAACTCAATACTATGTTTGACCTAGAAAAAACAAGTTTCAATACATTAGAAAAGATTGATCGTAATTTCTTTAAAATTGGTTGTAATAAAACTCTTGATGAACAACAATTTGTTATTGATCATTCTCTAAATGTATTCAAAGAACTTGCAAAATGGATTGATGAAACTGTATCAGAAAAAGATATTAATAAAAATATTAAAAATATTGCTCGTTATGATTATGGCGAACAATTCGAACATCATATTTATATGACTAAAAACCGTTTTAATGTTCTGACTGAAAAGATTAATGAAAAGATTAAAAATGGTGAAACCTCACTCGACCTAGTAGTTGCTAAATCTGAGTTTAATGAAGATGATATGATTGTTGAAACAAACCTGACTTATACGATTGATTTTAAGTCTTTTACATGTGTCAGTAAATCTCGTTCAGTCAATAATAATGATGTTGTTATTTTGCTTAAAGATCCAAATGAGAAAGAATCAAAAAAGACTAAGAATATCATTCAAGAAACATATTCTATTCTAGATAAACATAACAAAAAGATTAAACTTGAAATGGATGCTCTTCGCTCAACAGTTGTAGCGGTTTATAAAGAAACTATTACTGATATTGCTGATAACTATTTAGATATTCTTAAAACCATGACACGATTTGTAACAGATATTGATGTTGTTAAAGCGGGTGCTAAGATGGCAATTGAAAAGTCTTTTACTTTACCCCAAATTGTAGAACATGATAATAGTTTTATTGATTTTAAGGGTATTCGTCATCCTATTATTGAACATATTAATCAAAAAATTCATTACGTCGATAATGATGTTGCACTCGGTAATAATGAAACTGATGGTATTCTTCTCTTTGGTGTTAATGCAAGTGGTAAATCATCATTGATGAAAGCAATTGGTATTAATCTCATCCTAGCCCAAGCTGGTTTCTTTGTGGCTTGTAAAGAACTTAAATATTCACCATTTGAATATCTTTTTACACGTATTTGGAATAATGATAACATTTTCAAAGGACAATCTACATTTGAAGTTGAAATCAGTGAATTAAAATCAATTATTAAATATGCTGGTAACAAAAGCCTTGTTCTAGGTGATGAATTATGTTCTGGGACTGAAACAGTATCAGCTAGTGCAATTGTAACTGCTGGTATTAAAAAATTATCCCGTAATAAAGCCAAATTCATCTTTGCAACCCATTTACATTTCCTAGCTGATAATCAACATCTTATTCATCTTGATAACGTTAAGAATTATCATCTGAGTGTGATTTTTGATAAAGTGAAAGATAAACTTATCTATGATCGCAAACTTAAAGAAGGCTCTGGTCCTTCGACATATGGTTTAGAAGTATGTAAAGCAATGGGCTTAGAAGATGACTTCCTAGAAGAAGCCTTTAAGATTCGTAATGAGATTACAAATGAAATTATGGGGTCTTTTCTTAATAATAAACCTTCAAAATATAATCAAAATGTTCGTATTATCCAATGTCAAGTTTGTAATGCTCCTGGTGATGATGTTCATCATATTCAATTTCAATGTACTGCTGATAATAATGGCAAGATTGGCAGTATTGACAAAAACCGAGAATCAAATCTTGTCGTTCTTTGCAAAAAATGCCATGTTAATGTCCATCATCCAAAAAGTACCCTTAAAATTAATGGTTATATTGAAACATCAACTGGTATTGAATTAGATTATATTAAGAATTAAAATGGTATAAATTAGTTTTTAGTTTATTATTTATTTATTTTTCTATTATCAAATAAAAAATTATCTTGAAGATTTTCTAGATGAATACAAACCGAATTTATTTTTTTATATAAAAACAATATTTTATATAAATAAATAAATAAATTATATCTAAAAACAAATTATATCTAGAATGGCTCAAATTATTAGTAATCATTTTAAAAGAACAACTGTAAATTCAGGTGTATCATTTAAAACTGCTAGTTCCGAATTATCTTCCATAAAATTACTATCACCTAGAGGTGGGTTTGATTTATCAATTGAAAAAGATGCAATTTTTAATTCAAAAGGTTCATATGGGTATTCACTCAATGCATCTACTGGAGGCTTTCATGTTAATGTAAATAATAATATTAATCTAAATACAATCAATGATATTAATATATTATCTGAAAAAGGTAATATGAATGTAGATGTTAATGATAATATTTCATTACATACTAGAAATGATATTATTTTAACCACAACAACCGGAAATGCAATAATAAGTGCATGTAATGATATAAATCTAAATTCTGGTGGGAATATTGACATCGAAGCAACAAACGGAAAATTTGAATTAGATGCGATGAAAGAAATTAAAATAAATACAACTGATACGATCAAAGGTATTATGATTGGAACTACAACTCAAGGTGTTCCGATTATGATTGGTTCCGAAACTAGTATAGTGACAATTGCACGGGATGGTTTAATATTTAATGATATTCTCTATAATAATTCAGTAATACCACAAATTGGGGATGGAGTAAGTAATAGTTTATTTGTTGAATGGATAAATCATGGTAAAATCAGCAACATGAATCATTTGCAACTTTTTATTTCACTTGCTGGATTATATGATAGCGGAGGTGTAATTGGTAATATGAATGGTGAAGAATCATATTTTGGGTGTTTTATTGAAGATTTTTTTTCAGATGTTTTTTCAGTAAAAATAGAATGTATTGAAACACCTTTAGGTGGTAACCCTAATATTTCATTTAAATCTCATTCTAGTAACATGATACGTCAAGGAACCGTATTAAATAATTCATTTGATATGATTGAATTAATATCGGATCAATGGGTAATTAATAGTTCTAGATACACTCTTAATCTTCCTAGAAAAGGATCTTATTTATATCTTAGTAGTAATGGTGATAATATGAAAGGTAGATTTTATACTGCTGGAAAGTTTATAATAACTTTTTGGAGTAAATAAAAAGAAAAAATAAAAATTAGCATACTAGCATATCTAATTTGAGTACGCTAACCCAGCCATGCCACTCATGACTCTAAGGACATTGTAATTTGTGGCATATACACGTAATTCACTTTCAACTGTGTTGGTGCCGTTGAATGTAAGATTGAGGTTAACGTTATCGAGTCTGCTCATGTTGCATGAACCTGATGGTTGGTGTTCTTCGGGTTTAAGAGCGAATGAGTAGGCATAGATGTGTTTGCTGGGGCTACGGGTGTGGTGGCTGTAGGGTTGAACTTCACGGAAGTAGAATGAATCACGTTCGCGCATGCGGTCGTGACCGTTGAATTGGAGTTTAGCAGTATCAAATGAGTCACCACCTAAAACTGAGGTAAAGTTGAAGATATCATTGCCTGTGAGTGAGTTGGCAGCTCTGACTGCGTTACGGCTAATAACCCATACTAATTCCTTAACGGGGTGGTTAAGGTTAAGGTCTGAGTTAAGAGTTGTGGCGCGTTCTTGAATACCTTCGGGTTCGCTGTATTGAACTTGTTCGATGAGGTATTCATGGCTGACTTGGGCAAAGCGACGACGTTCATCAGTGTCAAGGTAAATGTAATCAAGCCAGAGTGAAGCTGATTTGATTGAGGCGGTGTTACCGTCAACATCTTGGGGAGCACCTGCGATAGCAACATCTGAACGGGTTAATTCAGCAGCGGCACGGAATTCAACGTTGAGTTTAACTTCGTGGTATTGGAGAGCAATGAGTGGGAGGGCAAGACCAGGGTTGCGGCAAAACCAGAATTGAAGAGGAATGTAGTAGGTACGTTCTTCAAGGGCATTTGTTTCGAGTGAAACATCTGAAGCGTATTTGCCGACGAGACGTTTGTATGAACGGTAGTGGGCATCAGTTTGGTTGAGTTCGCCGTAGATTTCGAGCCATTCTGAGTAGTGTTTGTCGATGAGTTGACCACCGATTTCAACTTCAACCGATTTAATGAGGGCGTTACCGATTGAGTTGACATACCCTTGCCATGTAGCACCACTTTGGTCTTGTTTGAGGGCAGGGAGCTCAACACGGAGGAAGGCTTTTGACACTAAATCACCGTTGCGTGAAACAGTGACTGTGAGTTTGCGTCCGAAGTCAGCGTAACCATTGAATGTTTGTTCAATTGATTCAATTGAAAAGTTGGTATGACGACGGTAAACTACTTTGAAGAAGGTAATTTGGGCATTACCTGTAAGATAAATATCTTGTGCACCATAGGCGACAAGTTGCATAAGACCACCACTCATTTTTAAAAGTTTATTTTATATAAATAAAAGATAAAAAAATTTAAAAAAAATCACATTAATTAAAAATTATTTGTTCGTATTTTTATTTTTTTTTATTTCTAATAATATAAATAAAAAATAAAATAAAATAAATGTCTGAAATTGTTGACGATCTTAAAATCTCAAATCTTGAAGTAGTATCTAACCTTGGTGTTAGATTATCTGGTGATGCCGCTGAAATTAAAACAACACAAGCTGATGCTACATTAGCTGTTACAGCTGATGGTGATCTTTCTTTAGCTAGCACAACTGGTAATGTAAATATTGAGACAGTTAATCCTGCTGGTCAAATTATTTTAGATAGTAGTGCTGTAGTTGTTGGTATTACTGGTGGTGCAATGGGTTTTTACGGTGGTGGAGTTATTGCTAAACCAAGTTCATTTGGAGATGACACAATTGTTACAGCTGGTGGAGGTGCTGCAGTATTAGTGGATACTACATTTACAGGTGGTGTTGGTGGTGTTGGTGGTGTTGGTGCTGAAGCTTATACAATTGGTGATATAGTAAGAGCTCTTAAAAATCTTGGTTTATTAAGAGCAACTGTCCCAACTTAAATAATAATTTATATTAAAACTTTATTATTTTTAAATTTTTCTTTATTTTTAAAAATGTTATAAAGACATATTTAATTTCTGATATTTATTTCTTAATATTAAAAATAATTATGTCTGAAATTGTAGAAGATCTTAAACTTTCGACACTTGAAATTACAACTTGATTAGGTATTAATTTTTCAGCAACTGATGGATATATAACTCACCATGGTGAAGGTGATATTAATATGAATGTTATGCAAGAAAATAGTGATATTATTTTAACAACTACTGATACAGGTGTTGTGGTTGCTCCCGGTAAATTTGAAGCAGGTAGAGTTTTTCAAGAATATCAACCAACAACTAACCCTGCTAGTTATGGTCTTTTAGTAGCAACAGGTGCTGTTATCCCATATGCTGGTCCATTACCTCCTGCTACATCTCCTCCGGTTGGTTGGCTTTTTTGCAATGGTGCATCTTTATTACGCACTGAATATTCAACATTATTTGCAATAATTGGTACAACATATGGTAGTGTTAGTGGGACACATTTTAATCTTCTCGACCTTCGTAGTCGTTTTACTCTAGGTGCTGGAACAGGCACTGGATTAACCGCTAGAACTATTTCTTCAACAGGTGGTCAAGAAGGTATTACTACTGTACCACAACATACGCACGTTTTAAATAATGCAACTAGTGTTGTTCGTGCTGCTGGGGGTGGTAATGATATTGATACTGCAGTGGGTGGTGGTATTGCGGGAGGTAATTCAGTTAATGATATAACAGCTAGTAATACAGGAACAGTATCTGTCAATGTAATGAATCCTTTCTTAGTTCTTAATTACATAATCAAAGTCTAGTTACTTTTTAGAAAAAAGCATTGGCAAAAAATACTTTTTAGGAAAAAGTGTAAGCAAAATGAAAAATTAAATAATTGATAATTCATTAACTGTTGTTTTATAAATGTTTAGTTTTAGAGGTGGTGGTGTAGTTGAAAATCTCATCGGGTCTAATTGTTTAAAAGCATCTAAAATCTTTGCATAAATATCCATTGTTTTTTTAATATTTGTTTCAATTTGTTCAGGTTTACACATTTGAGCTAAAATTTCACTACCATCACAATCAATAAGAATTCGCCATTCATATTTTTTCCAATCATCTGATTTACTTTTGCAAGTATAAAAAGCACCTAGTTGTCCTTCATTTAATTTATCTGCAATTGCAACCCCTCTGTTATTAAGATTATCCTTATTTATATTTAAATCATGTTTAGATAAATACATATAATAAACTTTTTTATCTTTAGGAGGATTTATATTAATTTCTTCATTTATTCTAATTTTAATGTTAATATCTTTATGATATAAATCTAAATAGTCTTTTACAGCTTTCAAAACTTTATTGCTTGAATCAGATGTTATTTTTATTTCAGCCATATCTCTGAGACCAGTATGAATTAAATAACTTTGTAATATAATTTCAGAAATTACCTTTGAATACATCCATATATTATATTTATCACCTCCTAGAATTGGTGGTGGACGTACTTTATTTTTATATTCATTTTCTTTTTCTGTGTATATTTTTATTATTTTCTTTATATCAGGTGATATTTTTTTATTATTTGCTGATGCAGCACTACTTCTTCTTGGTGGCATTTTTAATTATTTATACGAAAATAAACAAATTTTTAGAGTATATTTTTATTTTAAATGACACGATTTAAAATTAGACCGTGCTGTAAAAATGTTATAAAGACATATTTAATTTCTAATATTTAAATAAAATGTCAGAAATCTTAGATGATATTAAGGTCCAAAATGCAGAAATAGCAGGGAGTTTAGGTCTTAATTTTACATCAGATAATGCTAGAATTAAACATATGGGTAATAATGAATTAACAATTGAAAGTAATGGAAGTATTAATATTCAAACAAATAATATTGGATCTGTTAATATTGATAGCAATCTGACTATTACAGGTGATTTAGTTGTTGAAGGTAATACAGTGACTAATAATGTAACTGTATTTACTTCAGAAGATCCTGTATTCTATCTTAATAGCGGTTTTACAGGACCAAATACTTCTGATATTGGTTTTATAGGTGATCGTGGAACAAATGAAAATGTCGGTTGGATTTGGCATGAATCCAATAAAGAATGGGCTGCTATTGGAACAACTGATGATGGTATTGATAACATGGTTAATCCAATTACTAGTTATAAACCGATTAAAGCTGGTGGTTTAAGAGTATTATCTGATGCATCTAGTATCACTGCAACGGTCTTTAATGTTGGAGTTAATGGGGAAATTGCTATTAATACCACCGATACTATGAATGGAATTGAAATTGGAACTACTCCTGCAGGTATTCCAATTACAATTGGTTCTGCAACAAGTGTAATAACAATTAAAGGGTCAATTTATACAACTGGTGGTGGAGGTGGTGGAGTTGGTGCAGCTGACACTGATGAATTACCAGAAGGTATCACAAATCTCTATTTTACATCCACCAGAGCAGTTGCTGCTATTGAAGCAAACGCAAATATAGATTTTGCACCAACTATTAATTCGTATATTAAACATAATTCAAATAGTTCTACAAGAAATTTAACAATTGAAGAAAGTGGTCTGGGTAGCTTAATTTTAACAGGTGCTAAAGCAGCCGCAAATGCTGTTCAAATTAATGCAACTACTGTCGGGGGTGGAGTTGACATTAATGTTGGTTCAGGTGGTTTTACTCTTGATGTTACAAGTGGGACAATGAGTTTAGATTCCCAAACAACTTCTAATGTGACGGTTACAGGTTCTGGTCAATCTCTTACTCTTTCATCTACAGGGGGTGGTGCTCAAAGAACACTTCTTTCATCAGCAGGTACTGGAGTAAATGCAGTTCAAATCGATTCAACATCTGGTGGTATGGATGTTAATGTTGGTTCAGGTGGTTTTACTCTTGATGTTACAAGTGGAACAATGAGTTTAGATTCACAAACATCTTCTAATATGACTGTTACGGGTTTTGGGCAATCTCTTACTCTTTCAACTGCTGGTGGTGGTGGTGCTCAAAGAACACTTCTTTCATCTGCTGGCACTGGAGTGAATGCAGTTCAAATCGATGCAACAGCAGGTGGTATGGATGTTAATGTTGGAAGCGGTGGTATTACTATAGATTCAACAGGTACTTCTAATATGACGGTTACTGGTTCTGGTCAATCTCTTACTCTTTCAACTGCTGGAGGTGGTACTCAACAGACCATTCTTTCATCAGCGGGGACTGGTGTGAATGCAGTTCAAATCAATGCAACCTCGGGTGGTATGGATGTTAATGTAGGTTCAGGTGGTTTTACTCTCGATGTTACAAGTGGAACAATGAGTTTAGATTCTCAAACTTCTTCTAACATGACTGTTACTGGTTCTGGTCAATCTCTAACTATTTCATCTGTTGGAGGTGGTGCTCAACAGACAATCTTATCATCAGCGGGTACTGGAGTGAATGCAGTTCAAATCAATGCAACCTCTGGTGGGATGGATGTTAATGTTGGTTCAGGTGGTTTTACTCTTGATGTTACTGGAGGAGGGTCTATGAATTTAAATGCTACACAAACTATTATATCATCTGGAAGTATTGATGTTAACATTACGAATGGTTCAATGAGTTTTGATGCACAAGCATCTTCTAATTTTACTGTTACAGGTTTTAATGATGCATTAACAATTTCAACTGTTGGAGGTGGAAATTCTCAACAAACAATTATATCATCAGCTGGTAATGGAACAAATGCAGTTCAAATCGATGCAACAGCAGGTGGTATGGATGTTAATGTTGGTCCAGGTGGTTTTACTCTTGATGTTACAAGTGGAACAATGAGTTTAGATTCACAAGCATCTTCTAATATGACTGTTACGGGTTTTGCACAATCTCTTACTCTTTCAACTGCTGGTGGTGGTGGTCCTCAGCAGACCATTCTTTCATCTGCAGGTACTGGGGTTAATGCAGTTCAAATCGATGCAATAGCAGGTGGTATGGATGTTAATGTTGGTTCAGGTGGTTTTACTCTTGATGTTACAAGTGGAACAATGAGTTTAGATTCACAAACATCTTCTAATATGACTGTTACGGGTTTTGGGCAATCTCTTACTCTTTCAACTGCTGGTGGTGGTGGTGCTCAGCAGACCATTATTTCATCTGCAGGTACTGGGGTTAATGCAGTTCAAATCAATGCAACATCCGGTGGGATTGATGTCAATGGTGGAACAGGTGGTATTACTATAGATTCATCAGGTACGTCTAACATGACTGTTACTGGTTCTGGTCAATCTCTAACTATTTCATCTGTTGGAGGTGGGGCTCAAAGAACTATTCTATCATCAGCAGGTACTGGAACAAATGCAGTTCAAATCGATGCAACAGCAGGTGGGATGGATGTTAATGTAGGTACAGGTGGTTTTACTCTTGATGTTACAAGTGGAACAATGAGTTTAGATTCACAAACATCTTCTAATATGACTGTTACTGGTTCTGGTCAATCTCTTACTCTTTCATCAGCTGGTGGCTTC